GATTAGTACAATCTTCTGGAAAATTGGAACGTTTCTCATTGAATATAAGATGTGTGTCATATATCTCCTTCAACTTCTTACATCTACCTCTTATCAGCTGTTCGAGTTCTTTGAACTCTTCAACCATCAATTCTTCTTGATTCAAAATTGGAAGATGAGTCAGATTCAGATCCATGAACAGAAATTCAAAAACAGAAATGTTTGTCTTCGGGATGGTGTAGCGTAATGCTTTTTGTATAAAAGTAACAAAGACACTACTTGCAATACCAAATGAGTAGCCAGATATATTATGAGAATGTACCAGCAAATTATATAGTTTTTCTCGGAATACAGGAACTATACGACGTTGTATCGTTCTAATGACTAGAAGATATAGATCGTTCCCTACAACATTGGAATTCAATATTTGCTTCACTGTATTATTAAAATTATATATCTCTTTTCTATAATATTGTATAGCAATTTGACTGGATAATTTGATAACTTTCCCGGTGGAGTATAATATATGAGAATCAAATTTGATTTCTTTGCAACGATTCAAATTATCGATTATATGTCCTGTAAGTGTACAAAATACATTATACATATACCATCTTTCACAAGAAATAATATAAATCACCCTATTTACAATATCCGAGGTGTTAACTGTAGTCCATGGACCCTTAATTATTTCACATAGTTCCGGATCAGGTACTTTTATAGTAAACTTCCCATCATGGTTTTCACATATAATTGGTGGGGGCATATTCAGTTTGCAGTAATCAAAAATGTTTTCAATATATCTCAAATTATGATCATCCATAATTTACAGAATAGTTCAGACAGCCCTCATGTTGTTTTCAGTTATTTTTTCATGATTCCAAATGAGCATGTAAATCTATATCATGATTAAGAATTTTCGAAATATGTATCTGTTACTGGCTGGTTTTATCTTCAGTCTTGTCACGTATCAATATACAACACAAAACTTGAATGAGAAACAATATACACACATACACCATTATAATCATATCTCGTAAACAATAATTGTAAATCTACATAATTATTAATATGGTAATACAAAAAAAATGCCCAGTCTGAAATTGACGTTTACTAAGGATCCAATCGATAGTTCAGATAAAAATTAATTTGAATTCGTTATATGATTGGGTATTTTATCATAAACTAACAAATTGGCAGATTTGACTGTTTGAATTGGGGTATAAAATAACACATTCTACAAACAGCCATATATTTATCCGAGCCTCCTATAACTTCCAATTTCATATCACTACATGTTCTCTTTGTAAAAGAAGCCCTTCCAAAGCATACCATACACACCGCGTTGAGTTTCGATACACTTTCAGCTAGTGGTATAAGATTAAGTATATCGCCAAATCCTACTCTCTGAAATGTAGCATCGAGTGCTGCAACAATTATAATTTTTCCTAAATTGGCCAATATCTCACAACACTCCACTATATCGGGGAAAAATTGACCTTCATCTATACCAACAACATCAAATTCCAGAGCGAGTTGTTTGAATTCACTAATACGGTTCGCAGAAACAGCTGGTATAGACTGATGATCATGACTAACAACATCACTTTTATCATATCGATCATCATTTACATGTTTCACGATAAGACATCGGTAGTTTGCTACCTTATAACGTTTTAACCTTCTTATTAGTTCAGTGGTCTTTCCAGAAAACATCGGCCCTATAATCATCTGAATACATCCCTTAGAATATTCCATTGTAACTGATATATAATTGTCATTAATATAAAAATTCAAAATTTATTATCAACTTTAATTAAAATATAGTCTTACAATTTAAAACTACTCTGATTACCACATAATTTACACAGAACCTACATACAACACAATAGGATTCATTAACCCGACCAAACATATCTTGGATAGATTAATAATACGTTACGTTATACTATTAACGCCCTGATGATCCGATTCCCTGTTTCCCCCGCTCAGTTGAGGGTAAGGATTCAGGATATACGATATTTGGATAAATTATAGGAATACACAATAACTGAGCTATCCTATCTCCTTTATTGACTACATAATCCTTGTCCGTATCATTGTGTAATATTACTTTAATAGGTCCTCTATAATCTTCATCTATAACACCCCCAACTACATAAATACCATTTAAAGCAAGACTCGATCTTGATAGTATTTGCCCGTACGTACCTGTGGGTAATTTAATTCCTATACCTATATTGACAATTTTTCTAGTATTGCTTGTTACTGTATATTCACACGGACTATATAAATCCAATCCCGCACTACGCACTGTAGCCCTCGTAGGAATTATTGCATCCAATTCATATTTTACAACATCCATACTACTTACACAAAAACCATTATTTTTCAAATATTTAGATTATATAATATAGGTACATATAATAATACCTTATCTGTTTGAAAGATTGTCTTAAATCACAATCATTCAATAACGATCTCTCAAGAGAATATAATAATTTATATATATATTTTCTATTATATGTGTGTTCATGACAATTATATACATCAAATATTACATCTAATATGTTTTGTTTAACATATATCAATGAATTTACACTAATATAATCTTGAGTATGGTGAAAATAAGATCTTGTTGTAGTATCAACTAATATAAATTTGTTCTTATTACATGAATCTATTATTCTGCTTAAAGAGTAACTTTTGAGCATTCGTTTCAGATATATTTTAGAATATTGATTTTTATGTGAAATATTTACATAAGAATAATCACACAACAAATATTTAGAAAACCAAATATCCTTTCCAGAAGATATGGTATATAAACTATACAACCTATATAATACAAACAAGATATATTTGGCGTTTAAACATACGTTACACGCCATTTATATTTTAGAGATAGTTTGAATGCATCAAATGATTGTCGACTAGGATCTTTACCGTGCCGGAGTAAATATTCAAAATACAGCTTAATATATTTTGGATCTCTTAATTTATCATATGGTAACTCGGATAACACATCATAATCCTGATCCGTGACTTCTTCTTTAAACCTGGCTACCAAGGAATCAAAAACCCGTGAGTCATCCATTTACACGCCAATCAATGATAACGTCTGAGTGTATTATTATAATTTCAGATACACCGATATTTGTATGGAAATCACTATTTTCATCTATAGACTATATAAAAAAAACCAACACCAGTACCGAAAACTATATCCACTCACCATGTAATAAACCACTACTATATACTACTTGTAAAATATCATGTACCGCTTACGTCTTAAGGAACCTATTTTTGTACATGATCTGATATATTTCGGATTCTTCCAATAACTTCATAGCAGTATTGCTGTAATATGGTACGCACATGTTCAAATGAGGCCGTGCCTTGAAAATCAATTCCATTAAAGCAGTGTCCTGCCATTGGATAGCATAATATATGGGTGTGAGATTCTCACATGTTGGTATGTCCACACTGGCATTATTATCCAATAGTATTTTCACTATGGCATATATTTTGTCCTTGTCTTGCTTGGACAAAATGGTGCGCATCAATGCGGTCTCACCCAAATCATTGGTACGATTCACCTGCACTTTGTTATCTACTAGTGTTTGAACCACATCAACATATCCGTTGTCACAAGCAATGTGTAGTAATTCAGGTTTGTGCTTGTTCATTTTTGGCTGGGTATACTTCAGCATATGTTTGAGAAATTCATTGCCATGTTCTTGGTTACATGCAATTGTCACCAATGAAGCATAATATGGAGCCCCATACACATATTCAGTAAGGCATTTATTTGTCAAATATCTTTTGAACACTTCTAACTTATTATTAATAAGTGTGTCTATCAATATATCATACACAGATTGATCTATACCACTGACAACAAGATTCTTTGGTATAATGGAGTCAGTAGATCCACCCACTTCAGTTGTAACAGGTAGAGATTGATCCATGTCACTAGCAACAATTTTCTTTGGTACGTCAGGATCAGTAGATCCGTCCGCTTCAGTTCTAACAGGTAGAGACTGATCCATACTACTATCAACTCTCTTCGGTACATCGGGACCAATAGACTTGTCCACTTCAGTTATAACAGGTAGTTTGGTAACATCGGCTTGATGACTATCCATACTTATTAGTTAGTATAATACTAAACCTCTACTGATTGTGTAATAGACAATAGTTAATATTATTATTATATTTTCATTTTTCATTCTGATAAGAAGAACAGTATTTACACTTTCTAATTTGGATAATTATAGTAAATTTTTATATGATTATATGGATACTATTTTTGAATTATAATTATATATACAATACTGAAGCTACTACAATGGGTAAATTTATCCTAATTGTGTGTCTGATGGTAACATCAGCGAGTGCTGCTAAAATATGTCCTATAGATGCGCCTGTTCAGCGGTTTTGGCTACCTGAAGATATTAACTGTGACCTGGGAATGGGTACTCCAAACGTGACTGTCGAATTCCAGAGAATTAATGAAAAGTGGTTGCGTACACCATCTGCTCTAATACAGGTTGTGAATTTGAAATGTACTACACAATCGTCTTTATTTGGTGATGGTGATGGTACAAGAAGTGAAGAAGGTATTATATTGGATAAAACCACGGCCTTTGAGGTTAATAGAACTTTGACATATGGAGATATACATCTAGATCCTACATCTGAACATCAGTTTTCCAACGAATATATATCAACCTGTGTCAGTAACCTAGTGAAAGAAAAAGTTACAGAATACACATATGTTACAGTAACAAGAGGTGAAATGGGCTATAGACCAAATGATAAAGCTATCATAAACCAAATGACAGATGCTAGTCGTTGCGACTATTTCAAGGGTATATGCACCACTGACAGTGGTACAAAATCGACATTGATATGGACTATTCATGAAGATGCTGAAAAACGCTTTGATCCTTCAAATTCCATAATATCTAGGGCAAATATAATAATTGACCAAAATAATGATACACACATCATAATTCCGGATATATTCACATCATATGTAATAAAACAAGGTACTGCCAAAGATGCCGATGGTTTTTACACTGTTTCTTCGGGAATTGCCAGAATAAAAGTGTTACCCAATAATGATGTTGATACTACAGTGGAACCATATTCCATTGATATTCTTGACAATCGCATCCAGTATCTGGTTGATAATGATGCATTGACCAAAAGCATGTTGTACAAAATTTGTCTGAATACGAATTTCTTAAATAGAATAGCATTAGCAAGCTGTGTAAGTAATCCAAATGAATGTGCAAAAAATTGGATTAAAAATATGGAGTTTGATGCTAGGATAGTAGGATCTGCTCTTATTGTACAATATTGTGCAAAAGTGAATATTACAAGTTTTGGTCCGAAATATAATGAAACAACCAATGTCTGTTATTTATTCATACCAGTTACGTACGAACAAGACGGAATTATGAAGTCTGGATACTACTCTGCAAATACCGATAAAATATACACCATGAGCCCTATAAATGGTAATTGTAAAAAGATGGATGAAATACTCGTAAACGGTGAAAACTATCTATATGATCCAAAAAACGGTTCTATTACCAAAATAGATAATATTCAGCATTTGCGATTGGATGATACTAACACACCGGAGGAATTTGAAATAATTAGAAATATAGGGACTAATGAGAAGGATGTGTTTATTCCTTTTGAAGAGCACTACGATACTGATGTCAATAATTATGTGACCAAAACTACATCTACCACAAACAATAATTCAGGTGGGATTAATTATGTTGGAATAATAATCATCGTGATCATATTAGTAATACTAATATTGATATTGTTTATACTGTTCAAATGTTGTAGGAATAAAATGAAATACAATAGAAATATTACAACACAAAGACTAGGTACAAAAACATTTAGAGAAGAACCCATATATATGGAAATAGCCAACAACCTAGCTGATACGGGTGTGTGATTTTGAATTTGTGTTATACTGTAGCCTGTGATAATATTTCTATTGTGTTGTTATATAAACTATTGAGTGGTTTTGAAATTTTAACTTTAATTCTATAAATGGATAGAGATGATGACTTGGATGCTGATGTGGCTGATACTCTCATAAAGTTAATAGAATATATCAAGAGAGGTGTAACAAATAATCATGACTTTTGAAATATAATATTTTTTTTTAATGAATACTGTAGAAATACCTTATGAATATAGTGTACCTATACTAACCAAAATTGGACCTAACATAAGAAATTATATTAAACAATATATATCGGATAATTATTTAAATAAGACTGTAGGTACCATGTACATATTAAAGGTGGATTTATCACCTTTAGATAAAGAACTCCCATTATATGACATAGATAAATATAAGTACAATATTATATTGCACACAACGTTATTTTATACAAATAATGGTGATATACACGAAGCCAAATTAATTATAGATAAAGATAATGATAAAACAGTAGTCCGAGCATATTCTAATTATATATCATGTAATATAATATTAAATTATGGTATGCAAATCAATGAAGATGAAGGTTACATATATATATTGGATACAAAAAAATATATAAGGAGAGATGATTCGATAAATATCCGTATCACAAATATATACGCAAGTTATCATATACCACAGGATAGGATATTGTGTGATGGGGAAATATGTTTAGATGATACTACCTAATAGTTTTTCTATTAACCAGTATTTATATTCCAAACCAAACTTATATGTACTAGTTTGTTTTAATTCATTAATTATACTGTTTATGCTATATTTCTTGTGTTTTATTAATTCCTTTATTTCATTCACAATACGATAATTCTCAGCTATATCGTCCGATTTATATCCTTCATTAACAATAAAACCACCCTCTTTAGCAACTATACATATAGTCATATTATCAGAACTTTTTCTATAGATACATGCGTGTATTATATTTCTGGTAATATGTTGTATGCTATCCCCTAATTCTAATCTATATCTAACATAAGTGTAAAGTTCATAATTATCTATAACATCACTTATTCCATCAGTAAATAATAAAATAAAATATACCTTATTTAAAGGAATAGTTTTTACATATGGTATATTAGATACTATATATTTATTTAATTGTTTATAAAAATAATCACCAAATGCCCTTGATAAATTTAAATTTCCATTAATTCTATTGTTATATACCGATGCTTTATGACTAATAATTCTTTTATATTCTTCGCTATTATCGGGTTTATGGTCGATAGATTCGTATAATATATTGTTTTTAGAGCAAACTAAACATCTAGAATCCCCTAGATGCGCTATATAAAGTTTGTTATTAGATATTATATTTATTACTGCTGTAGAACCTTGATACAACCCCGATCGTTTCAATTCATCACGTAATAAGTTATCATAAACTATAAATGATTCAGCGATAGTATCGATACTAATTTTTTTTTTTAATCTTTTTATTATAAACGATAAAAAATTTTGAGATAATAATTTAGACACTACAGCTCCACCATGACCATCAAATACACCAATACCAACAGTATTATGATACATATTACTATTGTAAAATGCAATCATATCTTCCATATCTTTTCTAAATCCCTTTGATAGATAAAATACACAGTTATATATATCATCATATATCTTAAATTCATAAAAATTATATTTTAAAGGTTCAACGGTATTTCCCATTTATGATTATACAAATCATTTTTGTATAGTCTAACATGACAGTACTTTACGAGATCCGGCAATTGCTGCTCTATTTGGAGATATACGGAATTGTCTAGATGCTGAATGGGGGTTAAATGTAGCGATAAGTCTCCCATAATCACCTGGATTTTGATCTACTTTGGTTTTTTCCTTTCCAATAAAATCTCTTACTGCATCCCATCCAGTAATGGCACCAATACCAGCTGAGGTAGCGTAATCAACCAATCTACCCATATTATCCAATGTAAACACATCTCCATTATTATTAGTTCCAAACATAGGACAGACTCCTATGTGTGCAAGTACTTCTGGGCCAGTCCACACATCCCCAAATGTCTGTAACATAAACGAATACATACCATTAATAGATTGTACACAAGCCTCGTATAAATTACCATTTGGAGGTTTACTAAATTCCATAGCCATACCATTAACTAAATCTGGATAAAGACCAGCTCTATGTAATGATTGTAACAGCATTTCTCCAGATTGGTTAAAACCAACCAAAGAGCCAGGAGACCCATCGACAGGTAAAGTATATGAAATAGATAAATCGGGAAGAGCATCTTTAACAGCTAACATTGCAATGATATGTCTTTGTATCGCATCTGCATCGGTAATTGCAGCGCCTTCAATATCAAAATCGAATTTCGTAACATTATAATTTCTTTGTATTTTAAGATAAATATCAATAATATTAGAAACATCAAACATGGTTTGTTCAATAAGTTGGCCATTAGCACCACCAAATGAAATGGATACATCACCTCCCATATTTCGCAATTCATTTATTTCAATTTTCATAAAATCAGATACAGTTGCATCACCATCATACGTTATTCCTGATTTACCATCGTAAACTTCTGGCATACCGGCCCAATTAGCAGTAACTCCTCCTGGACCTGCTACAATAAATCCCAAATAATAATTAGCTATTCCAGTCACTGATGGGTAATCGGTTCCAAGAGTAGGTATTGGCCAACTGGTTGCATCTACAAACATTGATCTTGGCATTATGGAATTATTTCCAGGATTAGTAACTACATTCCCGGTTGTGAATGTAAGAGGTTGGGATCTTTCTGATAAATTACCAGCAAAGTCCTCTGCAACCACTGTTACAGAATAAGATGTATTAGGAACTAGATCTTCTATCATTGCCCCATTGGCCTTTACTACAATTTCCCTAGTGATCTTTCCATCACTTACATAAACACGGTATAATTTAACACCGGATGATGCATCAAAAGATGCTATCCACTTCATTGATGCTACAGTTGGTCCGGCATATATGAGTTTTAATCGGTCTGGGGTTGTTGGTGGTTCATCATCATCAATAACAACTAAATTACCATTAATACTGAAATTATGGGGAAGATCTACGTCGTTTATGGATGCACCGTATGGATAGTTGATTCCGAAGTTAATAGTTTGTGATTGTCCGGGTTGTATTACACGCTTCTCTGGTACTAAATGACCACTATATAAATTTCCTGTTTGTGATAGTGTCAAAAACCCATAGTTATTTTGGAAACTACCTTGATCGACTACAAAACTAATTTCCGGATCATTAATTGGTAATTCGCTTAAATTTGTTAATGTAATAGTACCAGATCTATAATAATCTGACTGACCGGTGACGTTCCACTCAGCATATGCAACTATATCTAGGGGATCATTAAATGTCTGTGTTTTAATATTTCTATTAATACTTCTGTGGCTGTCTCTATTAATACCCATCGGTTTATTAAAGTGTTGGGAACATGTATGTGTTCTTTTAGATGCTCTACTACTATTGGTCAAAGCTATATTTGGATTGTTAACACTGGGACTCATAGCTCTTCCACCATTCATTGCCCTCATTCTATTAGGAACACACCTGCGCATTTATTCGCATAATTATATAAATTACATTTTAGATAAAACATATTAATTATACGTAATTTATATAGAAAATTAAATGGAAAGATTGATAGCAGCACATATAAATTATATTAAATCGGAATATAAACTAGATAACTACATGTTAGATATATATAATAACACTATCACACTAAAGGATTATCAATATTTCATATCATTAATATACCTGTTTACAAAGAATTTAAATAGTTTATTGCTATTATGGGATACCGGATATGGTAAAACACTAACTGCAATATATATTATTAAAAATTTACATTATGTATTTCCAAAATGGAAAATATTTTTATTTATAAAAAAATCTCTACATATCAGTCCATGGCTTGAAACCATAGAAAAATATATAGATGGAAAATATCGCGATAATATAATACCGATATATTACGATTCACCTACAGCACGAGAATTATTTAATAATTATATTCATAATATTGATATGAAAACATATAGAATATTTATAATTATAGACGAAGCTCATCATGTAATTACCAGAAGCATATCCAAAGACAACGTAGCAGAGCGATATTTTGCACGTTTATATAATTCTATTAGGAAAATTGGAAATAGTAAAAATAATAAATTATTATGTATGACCGCCACACCAATTATTAATAGCGAATTAGAATATTTTAAAATCATGGATTTGTTAAGACCAAATGTTATTAAATCCAATTTTAAAATTATAGTGAATAACTCTATAACAAATATAAATGAATTATATAGAGCGATGTATTGTATATGTTCTTATCAAATGTTAAACGAATCCGATAGTTTAACAGATACCGGTAAAAGGGAAGGGTTTGCTAGTAAATCTGTTTTATATCATACATTAATAATGTCAGATGATCAAAGCAAATTATATGACGAAGCAGATAAAATAGATTCCAATAGTAAATTAAGCGCATTAAGATCATTCAAACGAATGGTGTCCTCATTTGCGTATAATTTTATTAGGAAAAAAAATTCATTATCACCAGACGATTATAAAAAAAATATTAAAAAATTATTAATAGAATTTAAGAATGTTACAGATAATATACATTTTTCTGATGAGTTTATCGAACATTTCAAAAATGATGATATTAAAAATTACGCAGTAACTTCCGACAATAAAATAAAAGATGTTTTGAATTATAATATTTTATACAATTACTCATGTAAGTACATAGAAGCATGTAAAATAATATTAAATTCCATGGGAAAGGTATTAGTATATGAGCCGTATGTTAATTTTGAAGGCATAATGGCATTAAAAGAATATTTTAAATGTTTTAATATATCATTTGTAGAATATTCTAGTAATATAAGCCAGCTGATTCGGGATGACAATTTAATAGCATATAATAATATCAATAATATCAATGGAGATAACATCAAAGTATGTGTATTTTCTAATGCCGGTAGTGAAGGATTATCATTTAGTAACGTTAATGATATTATAATTATAGATATTCCTTGGTCAGATTCTGTTATTAAACAGATCATAGGTAGATCTATAAGATTAAATTCTCACAGAGATTTGCCCTTAAATAGACAACATGTATATGTCCATATATTAATAGCAAAAACCATTAATAACAAATCTGTAGATATAGATTTATTGGATATATTGAAGTATAAAAATAAAATAGTATATTTACTAAATATGTTATTTAAAGCCAGTTCTTTTGAGGTAATATATGAAAAATATAAATTTGAACAACCTCAAAATAATGATTATATATTCAATAATATAAAAGAATACAATATGCAATATGCTTCTATACATAACACAATAGGAACCAAACAGTTAACTCCTATATATTATACGTTTGATTCTAACTGCACATCTATATATAACGGATATATGGATAATACAACTGATTTGATATATGTAGATAAGATGGTGGTAGCTAAAATAAAAAGAGTGGATGATAACCCAATAATAATAATAAAAAATGATAAATTAATATATTTAGCATTAAATAATATTATATAGAAACAATAGAATTTCGAATAGTATTATAGAATTCTGTATTCAGATATTCGATTATATTTCCTATCGTATTAAATTCAAAATAATGGGCATTTTGAAAATCATTTAATTCTATTATATAATAAATATATTTCATACCAAACACGCTACACACTAGTATATGATTCAATGATATATTATATATAGATACAATATAATCAGTAGGTAATTCTAGATATTTAATATTGTTATTCTGAATTATTGATAATTTATTACTGGTCATAGAATATATAGACGTATTATTATGACAGTTGTAACAATATAATACATTATCCTTACGATGTACTATATCCGGATCATTGTTTATTAATTCCTCATATATATCATTATTTTTAGTTATTTTTACATATTTACTTAGATATTCATCAGTATTTAATATATAATATAATACACTTGCATCATGTATCAATTTTTCTAAATCGTATTTAATTTTGAGGAATTTTTTATCATCTATATTTATCAATAATATATATGCATCACAAAATAATATTAAGTGATCAAATAATATACAATAATTTTTTATATCGACATCAATTTTAAATATAGTAATTTTATCCGTGTATATATTATAACAACAATAAATATGAGTGTCTTTTGTAATTTTTATCATAAAATACTTATCTATATCATATATATTTTTTTCTTTTGGTATCATAGAAATATTTATTTCACTAGCAATAGGTGCTGACACATAATCTATGAATATATTCCTAATCGAAAAAATAGATTTTATATTATATTTCATATAGGTTATCATTTTTGTAAGTACACACTATACTTTCAGTTTAATAAATGATAACACCACGTGATAAAAATTTAACTGTCTGTGAGGAGGATATAATTATAACCGATATTATTAAACCCAAATATAATAATATCATAAACATAGAAGGAAAAATATATAATAACGGAGAAGAATTAAGTTATAAACCGTCTATATTACAAACATGTGATTTAACAAATATAGAATCGCAAATATTGGATTTTTCATCTCTATTACAAAAAAGCAAAACTTCTAAATTTATGATAGTTATATATTTAAATGATAACGTTGGATATTATTCTTGTGAATTTTATTGTAATCTTAAAAATCATATGAACCCGTTTAAAATACTACGGGAGATATATATATGTAAAGATATCTGTAATATCAAATTAAAATATAAAAAACATAAAAATGTACTAGATATTAAATTTAGAAGAAGAAAAAATTTTGTTAATGGATTTATGACATTATACACGTTAGATTTTTAAACATATCAATATTAATATACTATATCACACCTATCTGGTACATCATGTATAACATAAAAATGTTAAACTACATTATGATGAACTCTTTTTAGGGCTTGATGTGTATTTATGGAGTGTAGTGTTGTGTACTTCTTCACGTAATACAGATATGTCTATAGTATTATCAAAATAACATTCTCTTATATCAGTCACGGTATTTGTCGGCTTATCCATATTAACTGCTGCTTATTAGTTTAAATTTTCAATAATTTCTTTGTTTCTAGTATTAAGAGTATAATATTAGTATTAATAGAAGCAGAACATTTTTTTATATTATTATATAGAATTGTATCAGCATCATTGATATATTTAGGCACTTTTTTATATATAATGTAATAATGAATATCATGCAGCATACACCATTTATCTATCATCGATGTTGGCGATATGTTATTCAATAAATTGTATATTATTGCAGTGTATGGTCCACAATAATTATAATTTTTAAAATGGATACTTTTATTTTTTTTTATATAATTTCTTGATTTATATTTTAATGGTATGCAGGTTCTCATTATATTATTACACCCACACTGTACCATTAGTATAGCTATATCTAAATCCATATTATTAGTGTTGTATGTGGTTGATAGTGATTTATCTTCATTCACATAAATATTTATTTTGGCTCTATCTCTATATACATACTTCCACTTAGTTACCACAATACAAAAATCAACCATATTATAATTTAATAATTGTTTGTATAAGTTGTTGTTATTACAATATACGCATGTCATTATTTGTTATTATATTTAAAATTAAATAAATATGAAAGAATTTTTGGATTTATATTATAAACCAAAAACAATATTTATTATTAATTGTGATTATATACCATATAGAGTAAAAAATACAATACATCAAAAATATATTTATACATGTATATATTTAATAATTATACATAAAAATAAAATAATATGTAATTTAAAAATACCGCTTAATTATAATTTCTACAACAAACTATTAGATAAAAGTTTAATTCCTACAAAAATAGTAGACAATATAAATGTATATTTGTATAAAACATATTGTTACAATTCTATACATACTATTAGTAACATTATAACAGCTATAAAATGCCATTTTACACATCTTGAAAAGGTAAATCCCATAACTATCACATCATCACATAATGATATCAGGTGGTTAGGTACAAACGTAAAAGTTCCTTACTACAAATTAGAAAACTACATCACAATACTGAAAGCAGTACCAGCAGAGACTAGAAGTAGTATGATGCTAAACTTCTTAGAACAAAGGTACGGAGTTAACCATAAAGCCCTGGACGTATTCGTCGAAGACATAATATCAAAATATAATATAATATATTTTAATTTAAATTTTTAGGATCGTTATTTAACTTATCTATAATCTTACATTTACTATTCGGATTGACATGTTTAATATATACTATGGGGGAATATTCATTTTTGTCAGCATTAACAATGTAAAATAGTTTGTAGTTGTTGCCGGTTGTATTAGTGGGTAACTGTATATACTTCCAGCTAGATTCGGGTAGCAGATCTTCTTCTTCAACATATTCTGATGGTACTACACTAACAATAGAGTTGGTTTCACTTTCTATAAAATAATCCGGAGTATTCTCCAGATTAATTGTGTCCATATGATATTTCTGGATCCAATTTTCTAATATATAAAACAACGCCAAATTGTATTTGCCTTTGTGTAACTCTTTTTCAAATATTTTATTTCTATTAACTATCTTCCTATTTGTGGCCGCTAAAATGCGGGTTAATCTATGTCTATTAATATCAGTGAAGTAGCTATTATTAATATTCACAACCGCTATTCTTTCAAATATTGCCGTGTCAATATTATCAAATTTAGGAATTGGATTCATATCTATAAATTGTGTAAGATAATTTTGTTGGTCGGAATCATTACTTTGAAGACATCTCATAAGTATTGTTTCCTCTGTAATTTGTTTTATGGCTGCACAATCCAATTGTATTTTATTAGATTTCTCTGATGCAAACGAACAAGTTTTATATGTACCTATTTTACCTCCAGATGCATGAGGTTTATAACTATCATGTTCTCTTGTATACAAATCTATTGGTAATCGTATAAAATTATTTCCTAATAATTTCGTAATTAATAATTTTAAGGTGCTCTTTCCCGATCTTGTTGGACCCCATAATATAGTTATTATGGGTTTATATGTTCTTAAAATACTACTACTATAATTTCGTTCGAACAATTCTCTCTTGGAATGATCTTGAGGAATAATTGTGTTTATAATATTTTGTAAAAACAATACTTCTTGGTTTAATTGATCGTTTATATTTTCATAATTACAATTTAATGAACCTATATTTACGTATTTTTTACCCTCTTCACCCTGAATAAATTTTCTGGTTATTAGATCATATATACCGTTAAGAAATTGTATTTTATAGGGGTCAGTATTAACATTATTAATTGTAAGTGCTAATTCTACTTCAATTCTAAATTTAGCTTCTTTTATATATGTTATATTTATAAAATCTTGATGTTCTTTTAAAAAATATAATTTACCAATTTTTTTTGAAATTCTTGCAAATATATTATTATTTTCTACAATATTCCATTTTATACCATCCCAATATATATATTTACCACCTGATATTTGCTTTATTACATCTTCTAATATTATAAAATTAGTAATTTGATCACTGTCTATGGTAGGATAATCAAACTCTAAAATTTTACATTTCAATGCATTACCCAACTTCATCATTATTACATAATTATCATAAAATTTTAATATATGGCCGTTTTTATGTGCTGATTTGCCACAATAACATTTAGAATTATCGGTTTTAAATTTAATATCTATCATTAAACCAGTATAAACGTTGTTTATATTATATAACTCCTCTTTTGTTTCATTATCAATATATATGCCGAATAGAGGTGTTTTCTTCTTTAAGTAATTAACAAACTTATGTCCCTTAAAAAACATTTGGTGAGGATATATTATGGGTTTGATTTCATCATTATTATTTTTAATTATATTTACACTGACATGTGGTTCATTAAAATCAATGTATGAAAATAAATAATACTGGATATCAGTATGTGTTTTTATATGTTTATTAAATGGTATATGATAATAAGTAGAATCATCTTTTTTACTATATATTAAACGGAGCTGTGGAGCTTCTCTAAATAATGTATAATCTATATGATTAAATAAAATATTGTTATATTTATAATTTTTTATTATATTTTTAACGGCTGAAATTGCATCTAAATTGATATATATATGATTAAAATATATATGTAATGATATCTTTTTTGGATTTGTAGATATCGATATACCTATTTTTTTTTTTATATTGTTAGTATTACAAGTAATATTAAATCTGTCATTAGACAAAATTTCTGTTTTAATAAGGCCGTTTAATTCCTTAATAAACTCCTTAATCAGTATATCATGATTTGATATGTCAATATTAGTAAGTTCACAATCAATATCAAAAAATAATTTTATGTGTGTATGTGTGATATTGGGTAATATAAACTCATGTAATTCTTCATTATACATATCATCATTAATACATTTTTGTAAATTATCATATAAACCCTTAGTATTTAATATTAGTATTTTGTCATTATAATTATTATTATAATATGCATCCATTTTATTATGTAACGACACTTTCTTACCTCTTTGAACATAAATCGGAACATCTGGCATTATTTTATACTGAATTATAATATTATTTCACAAATACTCTATGTTAAGTATGTATCACGCCCACGAAGTCGACTACCAGATTATATAATCACAATAGCGATTCAGCAGATTAATAATGTTATTAGACATAAAATGATGGAAATAAATTATGGGAGCGTCGGCTAGTGTTAATACTATAGTATCTAACGTAACAAACAGAGTTGAAAATAGATTGATACAAGAAGCTGGAGCATCAGCAGAAGCAATTTGTACGGTTAGAATTGGTAGTATAGTTTTTAGTGAAACACAAGGGTGCACTATAACTGTTAAAAATTTATGTTCAGCAGATGCTATAGCGCAAGTAGATGCGGTAGTTGATGCAACTATAGAATTTTATAACGAGTTATCATTCGAACAAAAACAAGAAGCTCCATCATGGTTTACTACCGCATTTGGTGTAAATACAACTGTAAGCAATATAGAAAATGATTTTAAACAACTAATAGAACAACGATGCAAAGCCGAAAGTGTTCTGAATAGCACAATAGAAGTACAAAATATCACAGTAAGAAAATGTGTAGCACCACCTAATGAAGGTATTATGGCATTTACATTTATAAATTCAGGGAAGGCATCGGGTCAGTGTGCAATTTCTGCATTAATAGATTTACAAGTATCAGGGAGTAATAATGTAGCAGTAGCACAGTCTCAAGGAATGGATTGGAGTACTATTATATGGCCCGTAGTAATTTTGGGTATAGTTATATGTATCGTAGGGTTATTATATTATTTGAAAGAATATATTTTGATAAAACCTAAAGACAGACAATTATTAGAATTAACTAAAAATTCACCTGGTTTAATAAGTTTAATGCGTTTTTCTGATTATATTAAAACTGGAAAATTCTAACATTGCAATCCGTTAATATATTGTTACACTATAGGATTTATGTGTTGATAAGTAATAATTAGTTAATTTCGTACAAAATTACCATTATATGTTAATATGAAATTAGAGAATATAATACTTAAAAAATTATTATTTTTTATTTTATCTGCAACGTTATCGATGGTGTTTTTAGACACTAAACAATTGATAATGTTGGTTAAATTTATTTTTTCACAAATAAATTTGGTATATTGTAAAAATAAATCAGGTCTATCTGAAGGAATAAAATTTAATTTATTTGTAATATCTAATATTTTAAGCTTTATTATTAAACCATCAAAATACTTACTAATATCACAAACAGCATTAATGTTCAAAGTATTTATATTATAGTTAAAATCTATAATATCAAAATCATTACCCTCACTATTTATCAAACTCAAAGAATTGTATTTTTTTATTAATGATAATAACTGTGTATCTGATTTTGTACAAATTTCATTGGATTCGATTTTTGCCATTTTAATATGTAATGGATCAAATTTTAAAAAATATTTAAAAAAGCTTTCATTAAAAGTTATACTTGATATACATATATCTTGAGATTTTAAAAATATCGATGGATTAAATGGTCTGGTATTAATATCATTTATTATTTTAGTTGGTAATTCACTATATATATCACTAATATTTATATTTTTTGCTAATAAATTATAAGAATATATATCTTTGTGTTTTTGTTGTATTTCTAATATTACGTCATCCATATGTTCGGCAGATAAAGAATATATCAATCCAGTGTTATCTGTAGATACTGCCATGATTAAACTATACAATATATTCAATAAATCTATATCTATAATATGTCTTCCAAACAAAAAAGTCCAATGTAAAATATTGGTTGTTACTATACCATTTCTAATATTTTGATATAAAAACGAAAAGTATTTATCCATAATAGTTTCTGCATAGCCACAATTTTCTATATAGAATATATTGCTATGATTCCACATATATCCAGGATTTAACTGTTTAACATTATTTGAAAAAATATCATAGAACTTGCACATATACGCATTGGTTATATTACTAGATTCAAATAATGGATAATAAGACTGATTCTTATCTATATATGTATATATAGATCTGGTATTATTAATGGTATTAAATATGTTATCGACTATATTGTAAGAATCATTTTGATTAATATGTCTAGCCAAATCTACCTTACATAAATAAGTAAAAATCAACATTTTAACTACTGTGTTGTAATTATACTTGTATGTTTTAAATTTTACGTTATCCATTATCATATCATACATAATTTCTTTCGTGATATACTGATTTATGTCTGCAGATGACAAAGATATATCATATACTAAATCCCATAGAGAACATAAATTCATTTCAAAAGTAGAAAGATTTTTTCTTTGTTTTGTATTATACAATATATATTTCATAACTGGTTCGAGTTGTATTTTATCCAAAAATACAAATATAAATAGAGGATATAATAAACCTATTTCTTTATAAATTTCATAATCTTGCATAGATATAAAAGCAATGTAAAAGTTGAGATTTGATATAATTTCATTATTTGAAAATACTTTAATAATGTCCTTTTGGGTTCTCAAATATAGTCGTAATCCGTTTCCATAAATACCAATATCATCTAAAAACTCCATCAGATTAAATATTAATTTAGACATTTATATACATATGTATATTATAACATTATTATCAAATATTTCAGTAAATAATGTATACAGATAATTGTATTGATCATTACAATATCTGTTAAATGCACTTTTACTTATAGCTATTTCTGTTATATTATTATATAAACAAAATGTATTTATTTTAGAAATAATGTTTTTTATAACGTCAGCATCTACATTATCAAATATATCAGATTTTACAACTGCATATAATATATAATTACTTGTTGTATCAATAGCCATTACATCCTCGATATTTCTTTTTTGTTGTTTTAATTGTTTCTTACAATTATACTTTTTAAGATGTATATATTCAGTATCGAATATTTCTATATTTTTTGATACGAATGCAACTTTAGTACAATTTTTATCACATAACCTAGTAGATGTATCTATAATCATTTATTTGATTCGATATAAAATTTGTTTTATATATAACTTTGAAAGTTTATATTGATATAAAATGGCGGATTACTACAAAACATTGAATATACCCAGATCAGCATCTTCCGACGAAATAAAAAAAGCATACAAAAAACTAGCACTACAATGGCATCCGGATAAAAATATATCTAATCCACAACTGGCAACTATAAAATTTAAAGAGATATCCGAAGCATATGAAACACTTTCCAATCCGGAAAGTAAAAAAATATACGATGCTAAAATTAATGGATCCTCTTTGTCTAATTCATCTGTTTTCTCGCATAATATTGATATATTTCCTTTATTTAATAATATGTTGAATAATATGTTCAATGATATGTTTACCACACTTCTTTTTAACCCTACATTTCAAATGGAGAATCATATATATATAATGAGATGGAATACAAAAAAATCATGCTATAAAGAATATAAACCTACCCCAATGGATGTAGATTATACGTGACATTGTAATGGTTCGTTGTATTTTATATCTCCTATAATATAATTATTGTTAGGATATACATATCCATTAAATTCATAAATTTCATTAATATTTATAATTATAAATTGTAATATTGCTTTCCTTCTAGTGTCCGGAGTTATATACAATACTTCACATATATCTTCGCATCTATCTATTAGATATCCTACATAATTTCGATCATCATATGTGAATCGTACCATGGATCCGAATTTTAAGATAGTACATATATTATTTAAATTTATTACTGGTACAATGGAAGGGTATACTGGAAGAATAGTAAGATCGAAATAATTAATAAATTTAGTAATAAAGTATTTTATAAATTTCAATTGTGTTGTTTGATTATATTCTCTAAGAACACTATTTATATAATCTTGTTCATATATGATTATGTTTTTTAATATCGTTTTGGGTGATAACATTACAAAATATGATATTTTAAAATTAAAATAAAGATCTTTTATTTTAAACTGAATGAATGTTTCTGGTACAGTTGATAATTCAAAAATATAATTATCCGAATAATAACCTAATTCCCACAAGTTATATAATATAAATAGTTTTTGAAACAATATTTCATCTACCTTATTATTTTTTTTAAATATTGTTACATACTTATCTGATAATGAAGGTAAATTCATCTTCAAAAAATATAAAACTATTGAGCTGTTATTTTTTTTATACATTCCCAATAATAATGGAAATCCTATGATCTCTCTATTGGTTACTTTATAGGTTAATGTTTTCCAAATCATATAATTATCATATTCATTAACACCAATATATTTTTCCACACAATCTATGTGAGATGATACAATAGTACTAGAAAATTTATAATAACTAGCTATGTCTTTAAACATTATAGACGCTTGTATTCTACATTCATTAAAATTCAATATATCTTTCTTACTAGAATTGTATATATTTTTATCGTCTGGCATATAATTACTTTTTATATATTCATCCAGCTGCTTAAAAGTTTCTAATAAATTGGCCATTTAATTATATACAAATCAATTATGTATATTTAGATGATAAAAATGTGTTTTTGGCATTATTTAATTTCTTTCTTTCTATAGTTAAATCAAAAATTTCCTTCTTTATCATTTCACTTTTTATATTATTTTTATATATTATATAATAAAAATATTTATAATATAATAATTTTAGTTTGGACCGTATATCTATTATAGATTTATCAGATAAGTCATCTTTTTCTTGAATATTGATAGGTAGTTCAAATTTAAAAATATAAAAGTCATCCTTTATCTCTGCATATAATAATTTTAAAATATATAATCTATCATAGAAAATGTTTGATTGTAGTAATTTATACGAGAATTCTAATATAGTGCTTTTTTTTAATTTAACAAAATTTTTTATTATCTTTAATTTTAAGAGATATTTCCTCTTTAAATTGTTATACTTCATATTAATTTGTTTTCTCTTCGATGATAAGTTTAATATTAATGATAGATTTTTTTCATATTCAATATATAAATTACCTAATTCATGTTTATGATCTAAAATAATAGTATTATAATTTATATATACCATAATAAGTTTAAAATAATTTCTTAAATATTTTATACAAAAATATTCATTAGTATTAATATTCATATCCATATTAGATTTTATACATGAGAGTTTATTACATATATATGTATAATACTCTAATGTGCAATTAATATAGTCTATATTACAACGTATATGTATATCTAATTCTGGGTATGTAGTTGGTAGTTCTTTTTTATATATATACTTACTATAAGGACCAATCGATATATTATTATATATATTATCTAGCGAGTCGGTTTTAACAAAATTTAATACTTCAATATCATAATAATTAATAAAGTAATTATCAATATTTTTATTTATAATTTTATTATAAGACAATTTTAAGTTTGATACTAATATATCTGAACAGTTGTTTTTATTATTAAAATAGTATGTATTAATAAATTTCCTATATAATGATTTATCTGTATCCAGATATGGTGTTACTATATCAGTATTATCAATATCAAATATATTAAAGGAATCTATTTCTTTGTATGATCGTGGTAATTCATACACATATAATGGATATGAATAATATCCTGTTGTTATAGGATTCTTATCCAAATAATCATATGTTTTATGAATATCAAATACATATTGATCGTAATTAATATTCCCTCCAGTGTTATCCACGCTACCCTTTAAAGTAGACACTCCCATATTTATTTTTAGTTTAGAAACATCTTCTTTTAATGAGTTGATATTATCTATTATATATTTATATAAATTGTTAAGACTAGATATCTTATATTTTGAATCGATATTAGATATATTAGATAAATCTATAAACTTGGATATTTTACTAATACTATCAACTATTTCTGGTAATCTAGAATCATACACGTATTTTTTTAAATTTTCTACTTCATCTTTGAGATTATTCAGGTACGTATTTAAAATATTTATGTTGTTGGGATCTGATTTAATCTGTGCTATCTTATTATTTATGTTATTTATTTCTGATAATAACATATCTTTAGATACATAATTAGTATTGTTTAATATATCAGTAATAGTAGCTATTTCATTATTAATATTTGTAAAATCTGTTGTTAGATCTATATGTGTATCATTAATAGATAGCAATTGTTTATTTAATTTATCTAAATTTGTAGTTGTAGATTTCATAAAGTCTTCTATATTTTCCGATGTGAGTATTGTTTTATTATTAATGTTTTCTATATTCAGCCCGAAATTTTCTATTTTTCTATTTAATTTATCTATATCATTAGATAGTTTATTAACATTTATGTATATGTCTTGCGTCGTATTGGTTTGTAAAATATTAAATTCGTTCTTGAGATCTGATATATTTTTTTGAATATTAGATATATTATTATATTCGTATAAATTTTCACTATATTTATTTATAGTCTTTTGAATATAGTTTTTTAATTTATCATTGTATTCTTGTATTAAATAATCCAATTTGTCGGTTCGTATTATATCGTAATTATACTCATCACCGATCATATTAATAGTAGTTTTTAGAATATCAATTAATTCTTCTTTACTTAATTTACTTTTATCCATATCAGCAATAGCTGATATATTAGCATTATATAAATCAATAGCTTTATTAATATCGTTTTGCATATCTAGTATGTTTAGTTGTATTTTTTTTAAATCCGAATTATATATTTTATTTATATTATATATGTTGTTATTTATCGATTCTGTATTGTTTTTTACATCAAATAATATATTTTGTAATATATCTGATAATGACTGATCTTTAAATATATCTTGTAATTTATCTATATTTATGAACTGAGATATGTATTCAATATTACCAGCACCCAAATCATTATATTTAGATTTTAATTCGCTTAACTCGTTCCGCAATGTTTGTAATTCCGAATTAATAGACGATATATCTTGTTGGAAATCCGATTTTAATGTTTGAAATTCATAATCATTAGTTTTTTTATTTAAAATGGTATCATATTCTCTAATTACGTTATCGTGATATTTGATTTTATCATATATTGTATTACGCTCGGATTTTTCGTTTTCCATATCATGGATTAATTCTAAAAAATTATCTTTAAACAATTTATGATCCGATACAACCTCATCGACTTTCGATGACATATTATAAAATATTTCATCGTTGTGTGTGAATACATTATTTTGTGATTGTATCGTATCTATTAATAATTTATTTTTATGTAGTTGATCATCTAATTGTTCGCCTAAGTTACGTATACTATCCTTTTCTATCCGTAATTGTGATAATAAATCATTATTTGATATTTTCTGTGATTCTAATGTACTGGTATAATTGTCAACTAGTAAATCCAAATTTTGTGTATAATTCTGTATAGCTGGTTTTATGTTAGTAGCATATTCATAATATTGATCTGATATTTTTTTAATATATTCATCTGATAAGTTAATTTTTTCATTTAATTTCCTAATGTTTTCCTCTGTTTTAATTTTATCTATAGATTCTAATGTTGTAGTTGTATCAATCAATTTGACATATTTATCATCTGATATTAAATATTTAATAAAGTCAGTTATTTGATTAAGTTTAACGGGGTCTATTTTATTTAATTCTTCTATTTCGTCATTCAATGATAAACTTAAATAATCATGTGATACATGATAATCATCACCTTCCTCGGAATATTGTGTAGTATTGAGTTCATCATCGATATCATTCATAAAATCGTATAAATCTTCTCTGGCCGCTTCTAAATCGTTTATAGAAGTCTGGGTTTTATCTAATAACTCATCTAATCCATCTAATTTTACATTAGTAGATTCTATAAATTCAGCCATCTTGTTTTCTAATATTTTACTGTGTTCTTCTTGGATATGTATTTTATTATCTATATCATCTAATAATGTTATTCTATTTTCTAAAATATTGGTATGTTCTTGCTGTGTACGTATACTACTATCTATGTCGTTTAATAATCTTTTATTTTCTAATATATCAGATTGGAATTCTAATTTCATTATGTTATTTGTATCTGTTATATAATCATGTAATAATTGTTGATTTGTGCGGATTGTATTTTTTATCTCTGAAATTGATGGCGATTCACTAAGTATATTTTGAATTTTATTAAAAAATATAATATCCATCTCATTACTTTCTATTATTCTTTTTACTTCATTGTCTAAATTAGTATTAACTATATTGTCTATATAATTGGAATTCAATAATTTCAACAATTCTTCTTTTATAACTTGTGTAGTATCTACAGTACTACCAGTTATAATATCATTAGCTATAATTCTAATTGTAGACATAGTTACATAATTTCTTAATTTGGTTTCTATTTCTTCTATATCATAATAATTGTTTAATAGATTTTTCACGTAATTCATACTTACAAACTCATTGTACATAGGATTTATTTTACTATCTATCAACATTTGTAATTCGTTTAATACCCAAGATTGGGCATATTTTTTTATATCGTTTTCAATTAATATATCTTCCTGTTTTGGTATATATGTATTAATATTTTTTTTTCTCAAGTTAATTATATCCTTGGCAGTTTGTAAATATATATCATTGTACGTTTCATAATATTTTTTCAATGCTGAAAAATATTCTTTATATGAATATAAATACTCTAATATCACATTGAAATTGATTTTTTTTGTAGTTGTTATTATTTTTTTCCTTATAATAATTTCAGATACCAATGAATTGTATATAGTGACATCTGAACTACTAATATTGTTCAGTTGAATATTATTAATCAGTAATAGTAAATTATATAATAATCTCAATGTATAGTCGTCATTATTGTAAATGTCCATTAATTCTAATATATAATTTGATATATTAAATTTTCTTGATATATTTAATAATTTATTATCTAATTGCATCTTATTTATTATTTATTAAAAAATCCCAAACTAAAATGGATGATTATACAACTGATTATTCTAATATCGATAAAAATAAAGCAATTAAACAACTTATAGACTCATATGGACTGGATTATTTTTATAATATAATCAATATAACACTACCTATAATAGAAAAGTCCAAATATTGTTTATATTGCCATACATCTATACGGAATAATGAAGTGATTTTTAATCAAGATAATATACGTATAGGTAGTTTTTGTAGTGTAATATGTTGTAATATATATAGATCTATGATTCGTAATATAGCGGGGTTTCACGACGATAATTATTTTATATTTGTACCGTTTAATATTCTCACAGAAGATTCTAAAATTGTGTTCTATAACATTATCTCGGAAGCTGCTAAAATAACTAATTACGATATTATGAGATTTTATACATATATGGTGAAAACAACATTACATGTGACTATATATTTTCTGCTTGACTTTACTGTATGTAAAAATTTTAATTTTAAACTAGATATAACAAACATATCAACTTGTTGTTTATATTGTGATAAAGAATATCAATCAAATTGTATTAATTTGACATGTAAAGACATTATATTTGATACGTTTTGTAGTATTATATGTAAATATAGCTTTTCCAGCATCATAGGAAGTTCATTATTACCATTAAACACATATAATTTTAGAATATGCCCAATAAATATGATTTCAAATTATAATATATTTAAAAAAGCAATTAAACCATATATAAATAGTAATAATATGTATATGTATTGTAATTATGTATATAATAACCAGCTAGAACTTAGTGTTTATATTCCAAAATAATCCTTTATAAATGAATATCAATAAATATATGTGTTTTAACATCAATTTCGAAGATGTGTGTACATGTTATACTGAAGAGTCTAGTCCAGAATTTTCAAAGGACAATAGTGATAATTATCATTTATGTAGTGCGGATGGAAATTGTTCTATATCTAAATTATTAAGACTTTTAACTTCTGATAATATTAACAGTTTGATAGCGGGTGCATCTAAAATAATGGACAAGAAAAAGGATAAAATTATGAAAAAAGATGATAATACAAAAAAAATAGATCAATCAGATTATTTTGTAGAAAAATATAATTATATCAAAAAAGTGGCAGATTATATCATAGAAAAACTGGAAAAATCAAACGAGTTACCATCAGAAAGAACTATATTAAATGTAATAAGAGAATATAATAAGAAAGAAGGTTTGTTTGTTGAACCTGATGATTTTCTGATTAATGAAATTAAAAACTACATAAATTTACTATTTCAGAAAAAAATTAAAGCATATAATCACCCATTATTTTGTGTATCACCATCCAATACGTCACTATTGATAGAACAATTAAAAAATATAGATACAGCATTTGATTTGGCTAAATATCAATCAATTATAGAATTAGTAAGGAAAAAAGCATGCTCATATACCGATCTTACATCTTTACCAGAATTAATACCACTCGTACATTACGGCAAATATATGTTACCATCTGTAGTAATAGCATTATTTGGTATAAAGTTACCAGTACTATTCGATTTAATTGCAAAACAAGATCTATATGTATTATGTAAGGAGATGGAAACAACCAAGTATGAAAATTATAAAAATACACTGTTATTACTGTTTAGAATGAGCGACAAAGAACCATTTCAATGTCCAAAAGGACACATAGGAAGTAACACAAATACAGTATATGGTGAAATATGTAGAATAGTATTATCTATGATTCTAAAAAAAATATTGTTGGGAATAATGCAAGGTATACTATATGCTGATGAAATTCCATATATAAAAAATCTGTTAGATGGCAATGGTTCTGACGAAGAGTTGCTCAAATTTATATTGAAAATCTGGTCATTCAAACCTACGACAATACAAACATACACTCCTAATGGATTTATGACAGAACGTGTGTATTATGTTGAATATGATTTTAGAGATAGATTTTATGATCAAAATCACAAATTTAACGATAGAATATTATCATATCCATATTATGATCCACAGTCAAACAAATTATTATGTTCTCTTGCATATGCAGATATGACTAATATGGCTCCTATTGGTATGATGAATCCCATGTATTATGCGAACACTAGAATAGGTAAAAACACGATTGTAGACACTATGGGTATTATTATATTGTATGTGCCCAGATTAATTAAACGTGGGAAAATATTTAATGAATATTCTGATAAATTAATAACTACGTATATAGATATTGAACCCAATCTAACTATAAATGGAATTAATTACTTTTTAAAAAGTGCCGTATGTTATCCGATAGATGATGTATCCAATATATGCGGTTATAGAGACACATTAAGTACTTTTGCATTATTAAATACACAAAAAGGATGGTTAAAATATGATCCTGATTATAATTTGTATAGTGAAAAAGAAAATGATCTTATAAGTAAGTTATATAAAGCAGAATATAGACGTATTTATCCGGATACAAATAATGACGAATTTGAGGATAATTTTAAGGAGTGGGTCAAAGATTATAAAAATATAAATGATATAACTGCATTATATAAAACGGGCATGATTAATATAGGTTCGTTAATTATAGATACTGAAGAAGCTATGAGATTAATAAATTCTGGAGGAATATTAATGATATATGCCCAGGATTATATGGATTTTAATACACAAAATTCGTTGGGTAGATGTTATCCTTGTTAAACTGACATATTATGACTTAAACGGATTAACTCTATTGGATTCATTATTTTGTAAATATGATATATATGTCATATAGTAATAATAAAATCCTGCCCCACATATAATAGAACATATAAGATAGAATATATAAAAAAACAACGATACAAATATCATTTATTTCTCTAATAAATGTATTATATATTAATTATTACTATAATATGTATTTTAATAGTAGCTGCATATTATTATGTAAAAAATACCGGTAGAGAAATGGTATCCGTCGAAACCGATAAAACAAAGGAAATTGCCAAATCAACAGCAGATACACTTAACACTTTAAATAATCAAACAATAAAACAATTTATAAACGATACAATTTCTATTAATAAAATTAAAAATATCGAACATAGATTGACGGTACTAGAAAAATCAATCGATTTGTTAGATAGTGCTCAAAAACCGTCGGAAGATTCAACCGAATTAGCACCAGTAAAACCAATAAATAAAGAAAATAAATCACATAAAAAAAAACAAACTGAAGAATATGAAATTAAATGATATTTTCATAAATATGATCTACCCTATCAAATATAATGATATATATCTAACTAATCTATTTTATATAATCATATCGGAAAAATCCATAAATTATGATGATTTTTTTGAGGTATGTGTTAATCCGTCTATTGGTGGGAATGTAACTTTGGTAAATATTCTATTATCAACTACGGTAAAACCAACCATACATGAAAAAATATTGCCAACATCAATAGGTACGAGTTAGCTTAATACAGGTTAACCAGTAATAATTGCCGGTATATACGACTTAAAGATATGTAAATAATATTAATGATATCAAAATTTAATCTCTGGACACGAGATTAAAAATCGCATGTGTATGATAATTAATATGATATAGCTGACCTAAATCTATAATCTGTAGATATAATTGTATATGGGTTTGCATATAAATATTTGTATCCATACATTTTTTTTCCATTATTATATACTGGATGATATAATATTTTAAATTCCATAGTATCGTCGGTAATAGTCGGTTTTATTGATATATCAGATAAAACAGTAAGTGTATCTTTAAGAAACAACCATTCATCATACATAATAGGATAATACACAACATTAAAATTTGTTATATTAGTAGGATAATGAATACTTAAATCATTCACAGTAAACAAGTTGGGTAATTTTACTGATTGTTTTTTGTATATATCAGTACTATTAACCACCGTTAATAACTCGGGATAATAGTTAACATTAGTGACTGCTTGGGATTGTTTTTTTATATCATTATTTATTTTATATTTTATGTTCATATCATTATATTTCACTGATATAGTGTATTCAAAATCCAATATATTTTCTATTGTTGCTATTGTATCTTTATATCTATTATAATCTACGCATGGTATATTATTGGTTGTATAATCGTGTATTACCACGGTTTTTATACGTAAAATATCTACAAGATTATTTTGTTTTATATTTTCCATTTTTACTATATAGAAGATATATATTTTCAATTTTTATGAATCCACTTGGAAAACAAACCGCTATTAAATATAAAATTCTCTAAAAATTCTATATTAAATAATTCAGTTCCCGTGTAATATATTTCATATTTTATATCCTTTTTTGGTACTTTAGATAGTGTTGATGTTATATATTTATATAAAGTGGGATCTGCTTCGGATAATGATGGAAAAAATCTTTTTATGAATATAAAAAAATAGATTATATCATTTGATATACTACTTATTTTAGATACTATAGTTCCTTTTATTCTATTATTTTCAATTTTATTAAATATTGAAAAATCAAAATCGCTTAGTTTGAATAAATACGGCTCATTGAATTTTAATGTATAATCATTATATTTGATAATATGTGGCTTCGTTATAAATACTAATATATTATTGGGTTTTAGATCATTATGATTAAATTTATTGTTTGTATTTGCTACAAAAATAGTAAACAATATTTGTAAGATCATATGTCTGACATAATATGGCTCAATACTTATAGCATTATTCCCATTTTTCATATCTGGATATTTATCATTGTTTAATAATAAATCGGGTGCAGAACTTATAGCTAACGGTAATATTATAACAGTAGCACCTATAGGATCAGACTGTATTAATTTATGCCCTTGTACTTGTCTTAATAAATGTATAAATCTATCAAATTTATTTATTAAAATAATATTATTATATTCTCTTTTGAAGTTAACTTTTAATAAATATGTGAAATAATTATAAAAACTTACAATTTGGTTAAAATTTTTATTGTAAAACAAACTATAATATATGTTAGCTATATTATTGTATTCATATAATTCCATATCCAAAAAATCGAATGAATAATCATCATCTATAGCATATTTAATCATTATAAGAATCAATGCGTGAATTAAAAAATACCATTTAAATGCCGAACAATCGAATTTTTTCAGTAAAGTTAGAGGCACGTTAATATAACGATTTACATCATATTTTGTTAGTAATATATTAAGATTATAAGGTATATAATATTCATGTTCCATATTAAGTGTTTCTTTATTAGTCATTATGAATTTCATACAGTAATAATCATTACATCTAAATACCGTACCATAACCCCCAGAATCTATATGATATAAGTAATCATCAATAAATATATTATTTATTTTATTATATACGGTAAATATTTTATCGGTAACAATTGGAATTTTTAACAAGTTAGATTTAAATGCATCTCTATTTGTAGTGAGTACATCAAATGCATTAATATCGTTGATATTTACAAAAATTTTTTTTGCAAATGTTTCTAATAATTTTTCACATTCAGATCTGGTCATATTAAATCCTTTAAAGTAATAATATAAGGATTCAAATGTGCCTATATCGCCTGTTATATATGCTTTAGTCATATTTATAATAATAGTTTTATTATTAACACACAATACTAATATTATATGATGAATTAATAACTAACTAATTCGCTTACATTATCATCTGTATTTTGATACATATTAATCATATCTATATTAGATTTGATATTAATTAAATCATCTTTATAAGGCCCTTCTGTAGTTAAAACATATAAAGAATCAGAAATAACGTTCAAATGTTCCGGTACCGTTAAATAATATATTGAAGAATTCATATCATATATTATATATACCTTAATATCTCCAGCTTTTTTCCATATATTTTTCATAGAACATACTAAATCTTTTTTAGTCTTCAGAATCTCATCTGTTTCTGCCAAGTTAGGAGTTATTATAATGTGGGTGAGACTATATCTCGTAGTGGTATCCAAATGTTTATATGCATGTACTAAAAATATAGTCGAAATAATACCATGCCTGCATTCATTTGTAAAATTATCTAAACAATCTCTACTTTTATCACCTATATCATCAAAAATAACTAATTTTCTATGATCGTTATTAGCCGACCATGTTAAAATTTTCTTGGTGAAATTTTTAATGGATTCCTTTACATTAATTTTATCATCTAAAAATAATGTATTATCTGGATATATAAACTGCCAGTAATTATTCGATGTATACGATGTTTTTGATCCTATTATCATAAAAACGTGTTGAAATCTATTTCGAATCGCCATTAATAAATATTTTAATAGTACAGTTTTTCCGCTATTTGTTTTTCCGAAGATTGCTATATTAAAATTGTTATTGAATATATCCAAGTTTACCATTGATATGTCATCCATTTAAAATTTAAAAAATATAAATTCTTTTTATATGTAAATGGAACCCAATTTAAATCCTCATAATGAAGAGCTATTGGTTGTAGAATTGAGAGAAGGAAATAATCATAAGGATTTGTTTTCAATTAATTTAAAGACGTTTGGCACAATGTTGGCAAGAAGATATGGTGGGGGTGCTCAACATCCGCATCATCTTCAAAGTGTTATGAATCCGGAATATTATAATGACATATCAGCAGGAGCATCAAATCCTAACTTTACTGGTTATACTAGTACAGGTGAGTGTGATAGAAGAAGTAATAAAGGACCAGGGTGTACCAGATCTAAAAATTACCCTCTACAAGGGGACAGAGATACTACGTACGAACCAGGTGGAGTAGCGGATGTTTTAACTAAATTGATGATGAAAAACTAGTATCATGAGTTAATTTATAGATAATATGTTGAACATTTTTCTAATCATATCGTAATTTTCGCTAATAGTATTATTTATTGTTTGGCTGAGAGTTTTACTGATTCGTGGTATTATAGTGAAATCTTTATATGAATAGGTTATATCACAAAATAGATCTGGATAATATTCTATTAATTGTACAGCTCTCTTAAATGATATGTTTCGAATAGATAATGCAGATATTAATCGGGATTTGGTTATTGTCGACTTTTTTATATTTGCAACTGTATTTATTAATTGTAAGTTCCGTTTGTATTTTGTATCTAATATTATTTTTTTAGTAAATATATCAGATAATTCTTTAATATCGTTTAAAAAACACAGCTCTTCTACAGCAGCCTCTGAAATGTGTTTAAATCCTAATTGATTCATAAAATATATTATCCTTTTAATTAACCCGCCGTCACATGTGCTTAATAATTGTAATCCATTATATATACTATACATAGGCATTATTATGGGATTGGTACTTATCTCTAATATATCTGATATTTTTGGTATTACACTACCACTCAATACTATTCGTAACACGGCGCCAGTATTTATATTATTATCTATAACATATTTTGCATTATATCCATTAACACGTTTAATAGTAGATTTTCCCAATAGTATAGGTACTACATTAATTAGAGGAGTATAAACATTATACTTAGTTATATTCCAATCTATATCAATGACAGTAGTTATGCCATATTCAGTATTTAATTTATATGCTATCGACCATTTTGGATTGGATAAATTGGTAGGTTCTTCATTTATATTATTATTCCGTATAATTAAACCGTCAATATCATACTTTATAGTTTGTTTATATTGTGCATATATTTCTCTTAAGTAATTATAGTTAATTATTGATTTATGAATAATTTTATAATCTACACACATCATATTATGTGTTATAAAATAATCAAATTGATCAGCTTGCGTTAATCTTGGATTGATTATTTCATATACTATAAAATGGATATATTTACATATATTATCATCAGGACTGATTTTATTTAATTGACCAACAACGTCAGATCTGTTGTATGGTTTATCAATAACTAATTCCCCCCTTATGGCTTGAATGGTATTATCTATATCTTTATTAAATTGTATATGCTTAAAAAACTCAGTTACATCTCTTCCATATGTACCGTCACCTCTAGTATAAAATTTAAAATCATCTATAACCCACAATATCGATACCCCATCAGCTTTCACTGATAATACCATAGTATCTGTTCCATATTTTGTTAACCACTTATATAATTTTTTATCACTCTCATATGTTTTATTTTCACTAGCTAGATAATATGGTAATTTAACAGTATTATTTCTTTCAGGTGCACCAACTTGTAATAAAACCCTAGAAGTTGGATATTTTTTAGATATATAGCTCATAATGATATCATATATATTGTCAGATATTTTTGGATTGTCTGTATTATAATATGCGTCATTCGCAATATCAATTATATTTTCCAACTCATGCAGTTTCAATTTATCTAGTTCTGATATTATACTATTAGTTTTATTCAGTATATAGAATATATTATCCATTATATTTACTTTAAGTTGTATTTTTATTCAATAAATGAATATAACACCCGAAAGTAGTTCAATAAACAGAGTTGCTAGATCTATATTAGTACCATTCTATAAAAGTGCTAATATACCATTATGGACATTAATAATTTTGGGTATCACTATAATTATATCGCTTATTTTTATAATAGTACAAAATTATACGGATAGCACTACAGCTGTTTGGTATTGTTTGACTACATATATTAATATTATAATGATTACAATTTGTTTAATTTTATACGTACTATATTGTAAATATAAGAATACTACGATAGACAATCAATAATTTTATAATTAAATGTATTATGATCAATCCTTTGTATTACGAGAAGATCCCGTTGATAATAACGGATATTATAAACCGTGCTCCCATACAAATATTGAATTGGTGTTATTACAACCGAATTTAAAAAGTATAAATCGAAAATATATAAATTATTTGGGTACTAAAAATCATTATATTGATAAATATAATAAGTTTATAAAAAATAAACATCTCAATTTGGAAGTAATATCGGATGAAACTGTAAGGTCAAAATTTATATAAATAAATGTATTACAATCCTATTTTTAATAGTATAGCCGGGAAACCATTACACGATGAAGATGGTGATGAGTATGAATATTACGCTGGTGCTTTAGATGTGTCAAGTGGAAAACTAGTTAATATGTTTAAGTTTTTAGCACCAATTGCATACCCAAGACGTTTCGCCAAATTTAAACTTAAAAAATTAACACCCACAAAAGAAACTACATTCATATCAATATACGATGTTAGAGAATCTGTATCCAATAACGACTTAACTCCAGAAATTATAACAGAAAACATATATAAAAATAAATATATTATAGGAATGTCCAAAAATTCAGATGTACCTATAAAGAATAAAAAATATAGAAATAAAAAATCAATTTTCAGACAGTCTTCTATTCCTGTTGCAATAAAATTTACTGTTCCCATTAATAATATCATGTATCAAATGGAGGACAATACATCAGAACGAGTGAGTGATAAAATTCTTATTTCAGATGATACAGTGTTCGGATATAAATTATTGGATAGGTATGTGTTTTCAATACCAACAAATATTATTAAAATACAATCAATGTATTATATATCACCTGATAAAAAATTAATTTTATTGAAACCAAAAAAATCCTTAAAAGAATATATATCAACCGATTATAAAAGCATAGAATTCACTGATTTTGATGTTATTCAATCTGAATTATTAAAAGATGCTACAGAATTTGATATTTAATTTCTTTACTGTAAAATATTCCACCGGTATTTATGAAAAATTATTGTACATTTTTAATAAATAGCGATGTTTATTCAGACCATAAATAATATATTTTCAGTAATTTTGTACATATGTAGTTGGTGTATATCTAGATTTGTTACTAGATGTATTAACACACTAATAATAACAAACAATGGTGTATTCAAGCACTATCTGCACAATGAAAATAAGTCATCCTTGATAACATTTGCGAATCATCAGTCTATCTTTGATGAGTTTGTTATTATGAGTAATATATTGGATTTTAGTGATTGTTTTAAAATAAATCGAATGAGGTGGACATTAGCTGCCAAAGATATATGTTTTACAAACAAAATATTATCGTATTTTGCAACCATAACAAAAAATATACCAATAATAAGATTTAACGTGGGTTTTGCTCAAGAAGGTATGAATTTAGCGGTGGATAAATTAAACAACAATGAGTGGGTTCATATTTATCCCCAAGGAGTTATCAGTAACAATATAAAATTAAAAAAAGGTCTTGCATACTTAATATATACGGCACTAAAAATTCCTAACATTATTATGATAACACATAGCGGATTAAATTCACCGCTTTACATACCTCATCGAATAAGCATCAATATATGTCATCTAACTGACGTAGAAGATTACGTAACACTACTAAAGGCCAATAATACGCCATGTAGATTGGCTATAGATCTCATAACTGCCAAGATGGAAAAAATAATGGCAGAAAAGATTATAAACCAACCTTCTAGTACGACTTGACGTTTAATAGTTGTTTTGGTGAATATGTTGTTATTTAGACATTACCATTAAACTGGCACCAAGCACAGATCGTGGAATCATAATGTGTTATCTACATTCTTTACGTAATTACGAGCAGAATTTACTTACCATCATGTTGCCACTTATGTATTACCGCCCAGTGGTGCTTTATACAGAGATCACTACAATAATAATATTTTTTGTCGGGCTTTTCTTTTTTACACCTACTACATACACGCAATTTGTCCTGATAAACTATCCTACATCCACAACACATCTTATTGGCTGATATGATCTTATGTTGTGCTTTTATAACAAATTTATCCCACTTCGCACTATTGTAATTGTCTTTATCTGTATATACTATATATGTTGAACATAAAAGTATATATTTCACTCCATTTACGAACAATCTCCTTACAGATGACACATCTTCACATAGTGGCAGTTTAAAACATTTTTTCTCCTTATTGTGTGGTACCATCACTATTTTGGTCACTTTTGTCAGATCGAATGAATACAACTTGGCAAGGTATTTAGCTAGGTCATCTATTGTGCGGTCTGGATGCGTTATAAATGTAAGCATTACTAGATCGTATAATACATCAGCCTGACTGTTTTTTTTAATTACGGGCAGATCCATATCTCTAAGATTTTCCGATAACTGAAAATTTATTTCAATACAGTATACTTATAGTAGTTATCGTTATTAGACTCTTATATTTTCAATAATTGAAAATAAATATACAAATAAAAATGACCGATAAATATATTAAATCTATAATAAAAAAAATAGCAGAAAGATATCTGGATAAAGATCCAATCGAAGGAATCCGCTTAAAAGCTATGAGAAATATAGATGTTCCATTTAAAAATCTAAAAAACGATTTACCAAAGTTATTCACCAGAGAAGAAGTATTAAGCATTCGGGAAAACAAATCAAATAAGGAATTATATATAATTAAAATCGAATATCTCGATTCTAAAGTAAGTGATGTAAATTATTCTTATGCGTTATTTAATGATAAAAGTTATGATTTAGGAATATCAATAAAAATAAGTATGATAAAGGAAACTATATCAAAGGATTCTATTTCCCGATCCATACTATCTGAAAGTTCATTTTCGCATCAAGAGATAAGAATACCGGAGTTAGTTACATTTGCGGGATCATTCTTGGATATCAATAATCCTGGTGGATATTTTATAGTCAATAAAGGAATAACAAAATTTGTAACTTTAAAAATAGAACAGTCATATGTATGGCCAAAATATAAAAATAAACAAAACAATTATCATATATCTATCATAAGTAAAAAACCAGGATTCAGATTGATTAATGAGAAACTAACTCCCCCACAGTTCTTGACAGTAGATATGAATATTTTACCCGGAAAAGTTAAATGTATAATTAATTCTAATAATAGTTTTATAGCAATAGATTTAATATTGCTAATACATTTTCTGACCAACTATAGTTTTGATGTATTACTAAACGTATTGAGTTCGAGGTTTGAAGTAGATATGATAACTATGATTAAAATAATAATAAATAATTCTATAGGAATACTGCAAGAATATAATGGTATCACAGATTACATCGATAAAATGATACGTACGAAATATGAAAAAGCTAAATCTAACAAGCGATTTAAATTATCAGAACAAGAATATAAAATAGATATTTTTAACAACTTTCTTCCTCATATAGATACTGGAAATTTGGATAAAGGTATGTATTTAATATTAATATTTAGACAATTTTGTATAGCTATATGTCAAAATACAGTTTATCCGGATAAAGATAATTTATCGACCAGGCGCATTTCAACTGCTGCTGATACATTTGAAACTATTATTAACTCAACCATTGATAGTGCTTTTAAAACAGCGAAGGAAGAATATAAAACAATAGAATTGAATAAAGTTATTACACAATCTAAAATAATACCACAAATAACATCTGCATTTAATAATTTTTTTAACATGCAAGATATAAAAAATAAGGATGTAGTGAAATTAGCTAATAATACAAATTGGCATGAACCTATTACAGTAAGTACCCAAGTAGTACGAGGATCGAGTATAGAACTTACAAAATCTTTGGAAGCTAGAAATTTGAATGAATCTTCTATAGGATTTTTAGATGTTTACGATACACCTGATGGGGGACCTAATACCGGTTTAGTTAAACGATTAGCTATTGGAACAATAATATCACACCATACAATAGATGTACGAGAAAACACGTTTAATATGGTATTAAAATTTATAATGAAGTATATAAGAAACGTAGATAGGATAGATAAATTATATGGTGTACCTATTTCAATCATTTCTGAATCCGATCATTATATAACATCTATAAAGGAATCGTATGTAAAAGATTTTGTGGATAGTATAAAATACGCCAAACGACACAATATGCTAGTAACTAATGATATAGGTATAGAAGTAGTACCAATACACACATTTGATAATATAAAAAAAATATATGTACCTTCGAATAATCACCTACAAATAAGAATAAACGTAGGTAATAAACGTATGATAATACCCATGTTTATAGTTAGTGATGGGATATTAAATTTTACAAAATACAATATTGATCTGAAATCATTAGATGATATGCCGTTTTCTGCTATAATAAGTACATATCCTGATATAATAGAATTTATGGATATTGGGCAGTGTTTATATTCTATTATTCACAATGATTATGAGGTATTTATAAAATTGGATATAAATGATAAAAAAAAATACGACTATGTGACATTCCCTCCATATCTAAATTTTAGCTATATATCATCATGTTTATATGATATAGGAAAAATAACAGGTGTTAGAGGTACATTCGGAGATGCTCAACAAAAACAAGTCATATCCGGTCCTGTAGATGATGTATTTAATAAATTTGATTCTTGTAATTTTTTGGCGTTTCCAATAGAACGTCCTTGTATAACGAATATTCCATTGGAGTATTCAGGTATAGCTCGCAATGGTATAGGATATCATATTTTAACTGGATTATGTTCCTGGAATATGAATATAGAAGATGGGATAATAATCAATAGAGAATTGGTTGAAAGTGGAAAATTAAGCGTTATAACTATGATACCCGTCAAAGCTGAAGTATCTGATATTCAAATAAATAGAGAAAATCCATTACCACAAAATTCCAATAACGATTATTCTAAAATTACACATACTGGTCTACCTGCTGTTGGTACTGTCTTAGTTAATAAATATGGTACTAAAGATGCGTTATATAAATGTTTAAAATCAATGTTTAAAGATAGTGATGATAGTAATTATGTTTTTGATCAATCCGAAGGCTATCCATACGAATATCCTGCAGTGGTTATTCGAGTGAAGAAAGACGGTACTGATATCATACGATTATATGAATTATTATCGGCATATAGACGGTTAAAAATAGGAGATAAAATAACAACGAGAGCTGCCCAAAAAGGTACGATAGCAATGATTGTCGATCCCCATAATATGCCGTACATTTCAACAGGAGAACGAATAGGAATTTTAATAAATTCCACAAGTATAGTTGGTAGAAAAACACTATCTATGAATATAGAAGCAATGTTAACTGAGTTATTTGGAAAAATACCATCACATAATGGAAATATACGATACATTGATTATCCAACATTTACGTCTGCAACTACAACTGATATCATAGAAATGATAACAAAAAAGTTAAAGAAAAAATATACTAGTTTATCGGATAAAGAAATAGATGATATTGTAACATGCAAACAATATTTGTATAACCCACACACACATACACCTATAGGGATATACGACCCAGAAACAAAAGAATATACCAAAACGTTTGTAGCACCAATAATGTATTGTAGATTATCTCAAATGGCAGCGGATAAAATAGCTGTTAGAAATAAAGGAAGATTGGATAAATTAGGTCAGCCACCATCTGGTAAAAAAAAAGGTGGTGGTATTAAAGTAGGCGAAATGGAAGTGGATGTTATAGCTACACATGGTGCTGTATACACTTTACACGAAATGATGTCGGATTCGGGTGATAAACAATTATTAGCTAAAATGTGTGGTAATTGTGGCATATTTGCAACATATACTAGTACCAAATATTATAATAGATGGCACTGTTTACATTGTGATAATTTGCAGCTATCACCCAAAATTTTTGAAGTTAATCTTACATATGCTACAAAAATATTCATATCCATATTGAATGCAAGAGGAATATCACTAATACCTATAGAAAATAAAACACAGTTATATTACGGATCCAATTATAATTAAATGGATTATATAGAATATAAAATTCAACAACAATTGATTTTATTTTATACAAGCCGAACAGTTATAAGTAGATGTGTTATATTATCTGCATATAATGATTTTAATACATCAGATAATGTATATAGTGTTTATAATTTAGTGAAAAATAACAAGGACATTACTATTACTACACCAGAATTAATAAGTTGTAAACATATATTGCTAACGCTAAATTTAGCACAAACAAGAACCTGTATTATGGATATGTTAGGAATAACTGATAATATTATATTATTTTCTATATGGTATAATTTGGATTATACGTATTCTATAGATAAGATTTTTTCTCCTTTTAATATGGACAAATTATATATTCGAGCGGTTGATGACAGTAAAACGTTAATAGCTATTAATCAAGATATGATTGATGGTGCTGTATTTTGTATAACTACAGACTATTATAGCCAAACTAATTTATCAAGACCAGGAGCTAATATAGATACATATAATTATTATATGGACAAAATGTTAAAAAATATAATTACTAACGATTATAAATTTGAAATTTTTTCCGAATTCTCTAATGAATATTCTACCAATATGGATTATAAACATATAACAAATATTATAAATAGTGATATAGATAATTATAACACCACATTGTGTGTATATACTCCTGATTATATATATGTAAAGGGAGATTATATTACGCTTTTGCCCAACAATCAAGAAAAATATAATTTTTTAATATCACATGATGACTCGGTATTATTTTATTTAATAACCACACATTCAAATATAAGTACTATATATATAGAAAACCACAATCAATATATAGATTTCATAGAAAAATGTGATATAAAGGATATTATAATAACACCGCATTCATCTAAAGCTAAAATTAATATTACATTTAATACTAATTTTGACACATCTATTAAACTACAACATGATTTGAATTTTTTTCTACATGATACAAAAACTATGAATATATTTTCGGATTTATCCAATAAAATAAGCATCATTACGTCTATAGGTAAAATTTCATTTAGAGCTTATAATATATCTATAAATTATTGTAAATATATAACATTATTTTTATTGGCATACAATCATTTATATAATACTAATACAAAATTAACCAAAAAAAAAAAAGTAGACGATCTTTATCCATCAAGATATTGTCAAAATTCCAGGGATTCAATACGGAAACCTGTCTTGATAAATTCTATAGATAATACTATATATACTAAAATATCTGATGTATTTTACGAGGGAATACCGGATAAGTCCAAAACATACTTACGGAAAGGAACTAATAACATATATGACACCTTTAAATATGGTGATATATATATAGATAATCAGGGATTAAAATGGCATTGTACAAGTAAGTATTATTCTAATATGGGGTTTTTATCAAATATTTATGAATCATCCGGGACATGTTATCCCTGTTGTTATGCTAAACCAAAAGAGCGAAGTATAATATTCAATAAATGTATTCATGGTGATGATTATGTTATAAATGCGGACGAGGATATCGATATAGATCCTTTTATATTACAGTATGGAAGACTCATATTATTTAGAAATAAATTATCCAAACTTCCGCCTAAGTTGGATGCTATATTGAATAATAATGAAGCAGTATTAATAACACATACTAACAGAATATCCAAAGCAAACGGCTATAGTGTTATAATCGCCCATTACCCGAGTATTATAATAAAAACATATCAAGAACTATATTCTTATTGTGAAACTAATAAATATATAATATTTAAGGATAACAAAATGTTAGCACATCCAAATATATTGAAAACAAATACAAGTGACATTCGCGTGTTTCTATTAATACAAGATAGAGTACACGAAATAAGAGATATATATAAAAAATCTTCCACAGATAGTATATCTATATCGCCAATAGGTGAAGATAAAGTTAAACTTTTAATTAAAAAATTTATACCGATAGATTCACTATTATCATATAAATCTTCTGAATTTAATAATATTAACAATATACGTACAAAATATTTTGTGAGATATAACTATATCACATTTAAATCCAATACGGTTAGTCTATATATACGAAAATATTTTAGTAATTATTTTAATAAATATGTATGTACTGATGATGCTGATTTGTTTGAATGGATATTCATTACTAAAATAATGAAAGATTTGGACGAAGTGGATAGTATAAAAACCACAGAAGCAGGATTAATTAAAAAATTAAAAAAAATGTACCCTAAGATTGACTATATAAATTCTCTTTAATATCGGCAATTACAGTTTTAAGTATGCCAGATTCTAGTGACTCTACAATTCCATTTTCTATTAATTCGGATAATTTAATAGATTGTTCTTTTTCTATTTGTACATATATATCTCTAATATATGTCCATATGAAATTTACTAAGAATATTAATACAATTATAAATATAATTTGAGATATCATATCCATTTATAAAAAAAAAAAACTAATCACGTATGATAAATGATAAGGAAACTGGTTATACAAATTTTAATATCTCAATGTTTTTTTGCTGGAAGTAGTTATTTAATACAATTGATGCGAACATTATTCATAATGTTTATGAACAGATGTCACTATTTCAGAGAATTTTATGACAATTATGCAAATATATTGGATCCTATAGTGTCTTGTATATTATTTTTCGGATTGGGCTTCATATTAATTCAGTGTGCTAATTATTTTAAATTAAGAATTTTTACATAAACGCTTAAACTTCTCAAATAATCATGAATATTAACGTATGAAACACCAATACAATCAAATAACATAGATTCGTTAAAATAGTTAATCATAAATAATTATCTAAAATTCAATAGCTTCAGACATAGTGAAAATCAATTCATATATCTGCTTTAAAATCGGGTTATCATACCGTATTAGACGAGCCAATCCGTTTCTGTCAGTCGTGATAGAAATTCTATAAATAACTACACATTGATACGTTGTAATTTCAGTTCTATTCAAGTTCATGAAATATCTGATTGTTAATGATTTTTGAATAATTATGTTAATTTATTAAATGACTGTAAATATATCGGATTTTAATAAACATATCGTACATAATTATGATCAACCAATCGATCAGCTAATTACAGAACAGGAATATGTAAATATTCCCCATCTTACTATATATAATGAATTAAAAACAAAGCGATTATTTATTGATAATATTACCCATCAATTGGCAATGTTAAAAGAATTAGTAGTCGATAAAAGTGACATAACCGTTCTAACTGATATGAATCCGTATGAGTGTAGAGTGGTTTTATATTCCCTACAATTTACAAATTTAAAAGTAAAGAAATTTAATATTAATAACGTGCCCGATGATATTGACATAGTACTTTTATGTGATGGTCTCCATCATTATAATGATACTGATATTGATACATTCAAACAATCGTTACCTACCATATTTAAACCGGACGGACTTGGATTATTATTAATTAGGGAATATGATTATTCGGATTTGTATAAAAATAACATTATTAACATTCATATAATATCAAATAAAGCATTATTTAGAAAATCATATGAAGATAATTTGAAAGAAATAAGAAATTTTAAACCCATGAATTATTGGATGAATTTTATAGAAAAATATGGAAATTGTGTGTTTTATTCTGATATCGAGGGGGATATTACTCATAATTACATGTATTATTATAAAGTAAATGATAGTATGGTAAGATTTCAAAGGACGGAAGCAGATATTACACAGACAATAATGGAATATGCAATTCTATATGCTGAACTACATAAATGCAATAATGTACATTATCCTGCTAGATATTTTAATAATATATTAAAAACATCATATGATTATATTAAAAATTATAATTGTAGTATGTATAGACTGTTGTTTATATATTATGCTAATTATAATTTTAAAGACAAAAACGTAAAGAGTCCTTTATGGTATAAAGATTATATAAGTCATATGTTCCACCAGCCATTTTATAAATTTAGTTTTAAACAGTACATTAGTACGAATAACACGTTTGTTGAAAACACCAGGTTATTTTTTAAACATTATTTATGTAAAACTATAAGTTACTGTATGCAATCGTGGGGAAGTAGTACTAGTGATTCTATAGAATTAATAAAAACAAATGAGAATAAGTATAATATTGTATCTAGATTTGATATTTGTGATACTTATTCCAATATAATAGATAAATCCACTGTAAGATATGGGGGATTTAAAGTAGGATCGTTTGATCATGAAGCTGATTTAAATATACAATTATATCCCGGAGAATTTTTCAAAGTGTATAAAAATATTTTGGATCAAGAAAGCATATTTTTATTTAGATAATTTTGGGACTGTAGAAAGTAAATAATATGCAGGTTTAGAATAATGAAACACTAAATTTGTTAGATATGAAATTTTTAATTAAAAATAATATAATATCCAAAAACGGTAATTCTGGTAAAGAGGATAATTTATCATTAATATAATTCTGGCTATATCTAAAATTTTCTTCTATAATGTCTTGATCAATACTTGCAGTTATTCCTTTTATCCACGTAACCTTTAACACGTTAGATATAAGGTATTCTATACCGGCTAAAATAATTTTAATAATACTGGCAGATAAATCGAGTTTACTGATCTTTTTTTGTGTTTCTTTTGTAGCTATATATAATTTATCTATCTCATCATCGGATAGTGTATTTATATCTTCTATTGATAAAACAATATCTGTTTTTTTTGAAAATTGTAATATCATTCTTTTTTTATCCAAAGTTGTATTTTCTGTAAATTTTTTATAGAATTCATCCATTTTGTTCGATCTTACACTGTTGGATGCGGCACGTCGTAATAGTGTGTTTTCTTCTTCTAATATTTTAATTCTATCAGCTGGACTATTAATAGAATTTAATTGTGGTGTATTTTCATAGTGTAACACGCTTTCATGATAGGACTTTATATCATCGTCATTAAAATCAATATAATTATCATCAGTATTATCATTAACACTTCCATCACCGCTGTTATTATCACTATCAATACCAACTAAATCTTCCAAGTGAGAATTTTCATCGACTATTTTTCTATCATCTAACAATGATAATTGTTTTAATTCATCTATGGAATAGTAATGAAATTTTTTAAAATAATTTTCATAATAAGATGCGTAATTATCAAATTCGCTATTTATTATGATATCTTTATTGACATACCCTGGATATGTATTGTCGTATACATTATCACACGGATTATTCATTTATAAGATGTTTAATTTTAATGATCATTAATAATACTATTTAATGGAAGTTATTATTCGATTTTTAACAATCTTAAATGAACAAATGCACGTTTGCTGAATATTTCTTTGATACAATCATCAGCTTAATACCATATATTACAACTATAAATACAGACGATACAGTACAATTTAAAGATCAACATATTTCATTAGACACTATTCTTAGAAAAACATATTATCATCCACTAGATATTGATAATTCTATTCCCAATAACTCAGGCAATACTTCTCACGAACTGCCACAATTATATAATAATTTATTTTTTAATTATTGGCATAAATCTACTAATTTTATTTACAAACCACTTAAAGAAGATGAGAATATTCCATGTTTTAGCATGTTTCCAGAACAGACTATGCGATTTTTGCATTACAGAATAAATAATCCCGAATTTTATAGCAGATTAAGGGGTGGTTTTGGATTACAAACAGGATATGCATCTGAAAGTATGGAATCTTTTATTAAGAAAGGAGATTTAGATGATATTTATGTAGTAAACGAATCTCACTGTAACGTATCAAATGTAATGAAACAATACCTTATGATGGAAGATAGTTCTGAAAACGATTTCTATACACCCTACTTCCCTATTATAAATTTTTTCTTACCGGATAAATATAAGCCTGCGTTCCCATTAATTAATTACATATCAAATGAATGGGAAAAATCATATGCTATGTACGCCAGCGAATGTATTGCTAGGTTAAAAGAACGATCAGACAATAGTGATTTGAAAAATGGTATATTATTATATAATATAATAAATAAAACGAATAAACAAGAATCTATAGACATGATAAAAAATACAATTACAAATAGTATAAAAGAATTATCTTTGTCACAATTAAGATCCTTAGGAATATTACTATCCAATATATCACCAACTGGAAGAGAGTTAATAAAACGTTTAGAGTACTTAATTATCTGTAATATATGGTTTAGAATAAAAGAGGGTGCAGAACCTTTAAAAATATTACACATATATATGTTAGACATAATATTTTATATTATGTATACTGTAAGGGATAAAATAGTATCTAGATTGAAACATGTTGATGAGTTTCCTAATTTTCAAAAATCGTATATGGAGAAATATAATATGAGTGTATATATAGAAGATTCAAATCAGTTAGCAAAATTATTAAGGGACCAGATTTTGGAAATAGATTTTACACAAGTAATACCTCCCCAACCCTCCGCAGACGCTCCAGCCCCCGCAGTCGCTCCAAACCCACCAACTCAACCGCTAGGTAATGATGAACGTATTGTATTTGTATATCAAGGAACTATAACAAACCGGGCCCGTGTTATTATATTTATGAAATATTTAGTTGGAGAATTTACATTATTTTTGAATGCTATGATATCTGGAGAAGATCCTTCAGAACCATTTGATAGATTAATACAAAGAATCAATTTTCAATATGCTGATTTTGATAAGATGACTATAGATAGATTTTTTGATGATATATATATGATCGATATTGATAATATATTACGCAATATATTTGAAGGAGCTGTAAGAAGATTAGGCAACGAATCGGAACATTATATAGATACGTTTAAAAATGTTAAATTCACTTATAAAAACTTTATAACAATAATAAGTACGATCCCATTTAAATTTTATGATAGCCCCAGAAATATTTCCAGAGATATTACTTATAATGATACTGAAATGTACCAATTATTTTGGAATGGCATAGATTACGACGTATATACTAAATTATCAGTAAATTCAAAATTATTATTAAAATCGTGTGCTATATTATTTGGGTTATACGATGTAAATGATATTACATATTGCGATATTTTACATAGTGCTATAAGAAATGGTTATATTATAAAACGGGTTTGTATTCTACCTATACCAATAAACGGTAATGAAACCATTTATACAAAATACAGTTCAATAAAAAAATTAATTATGCAAAATATAAATAAATCCCGGTTTAATTTATCCGGTACATCATCTAAAATACCAATAACAGGTATAGGATTAAGTCAAGAAAGTACTATTAAATTTAAAGAATTATTAATAGATAAAGAATTGACTCCTATGCGCGTTATCGGGTATTATATGAATTATCTATCTGAAGATATCAAAAATAATAGGGAAGAATATCATTTTGATAAATATGATCCAAAAATTAAAGATTTTGTAAGATTATTACTTATACGACTGGGTTTTAATGTTGAAGAAAAAGAAATAACAGATAGATCTGGAAAACATGTTACATTGTCGGTTACTCCCAAATTTATTGAGCATAATATTATTACCAAATTAAGATCCAATTTAACACTATCAAACGATGATATGACCACTGTGCTCAAAAGTTGTATACGATTATTTCAATTTTTATTTACATTTAGTAAACACAAATATGATATTGGGCCGAAAAATTATACCGATACAATCAAAGCTATAAGTGATATTAATGATAAAACTTCACTAAATGATATAAAAATATTATTAACAAGATTATTATCACAGTTAAATACTAGTGGTGGAAATTTAATAGAAGGTATAACAGAATTTAATATATCAATACCAGAAGATCCTAGTATAAAACTTAATATACCCGATCTAACATGTTTTACCGAAGAATATGCCGGAGATATAATGGACGCAGATCCATTTTATACAGAAAGAGAACGGTGTAAAAATAATGTATGTGCAGCATATAAAGAAAAGGGAACAATAGACGATAACACTATAATATCTAATATACCAGCATATATATATGATAAAATAAATTATATGGAAAAAATATATAACAACTCTGCAGGGATTACATTAGCAGATATTATTAGTGAAGCAACTGATTATACAGCACCAGTACCGCCAGAATATACAAAAAATGTTCTACACAACTTATTGCGAATGCGAAAAATTGTAGTACCAAATTTAAGAGAATCACAAATTATGAATGAAAATATTAATAAATATATCGATAGTTATAATTGTATGTATAAAGACGAATTGATTGGTAGAATGAATGCTTTTAAAAACAAATTAAATTCTTTAGATAAACTAAAATTGGATCCCGCTATTATGACCAATTTAAATAATTTATATAATGAGTATTTCACAACTAAAACGCGCATATATACATTAATAATACTTACAGTTTGTATTATTGATATATATAATTATGCTGTAAAAAACGGGGAATCATTAGATAATAATATTACAGAAGATGATTTACGTGCATTATTTGACGTGTTATCAGATAGAATAAAAAGAAATATAAATATTGTTAATAATACATACAACAGTTTTAATAAACGTCTATTCAATGCAACTGGCGATATTAAACTATTTGATGATATACAAAGTATATTATAAATGTCTAATATTAACACTATTAATTTAAATCCTAAATTTATTATTTGGGACTATGGTATAAAACTAATTGGTTCTAGTACTTTTATGTATATGATAGTGATATTTGAAATAGTGATATCCTTGTTTATATTATATTTTTTTTATGAAAATGAATGTGTGTTTATATATAATATGTGGTTTAAACCAACATCTCATGCGGATGATAATACTATAAATAGTTATAATAATAAATTATCAAACATATTTTCCTCCAAGCTGTATTGTGTAGATGATATTATGTATATTACTATGGTTGACTCGAATAATATAAAAGCAACATCAATAAATGGTGATGCTATCATTGATTGTAATAAATTATTAGATTCAGTATAAATGGATGATAAAATATTATTAAAATATTTATCGCATATAGTACAACCCAAAGACTATGCCAATTGTATTGATAAAATCGAATCCATATTAAAATTTAATATTCCCAGATTTATTAATAAACTAATAATGTTTAGGGATATATATATAAAAGATATAGATATCATTAAATATTGTAGTGATGACCATATAAAAGACAGAGTTAAAAATTATTTTAATAAACAAAAATCAGAAATTAAACAGGGAGCCATAAAGGCATGTATTAATTTTCAGTATATAATTTCATCTCGTTACGCTAATAATATATTATCAATATTATTAAAGACTAACGAGAAAAAATTTAATGTTGTAAACAGCCAACCTATAAACTCATATAATATAGAAAAAAATAATGATATAGATATCATTATAACTGATATTCTAACAACTTATTTAAATAAAATTAAATTAAATTCTAACAGTCCTATAAAAAAGAAAGGTTTATCAATTACAGCCAGAAAAATAATCGATATTATAGATAATATTTTACCTATACTGATATCACATTCATCTAATGGCATCGTTTGTTTTGGATCTTATACTGCTTATAATTTAGATTCTAGTATATCATATGGTGATATAGATATGTATAGTCCTAAAGCTTATAATATATTAATAATATTAATGTGTTTAATGTATTTTGTAACTGGGTATGAATTATATATGTTTTCTATTCCTTTTATACCCGGACATATCTCTTTAAAATATGGTAACGACGAAATAATAGATTGTATATATGTACCATATAATACATTATCAACTATACCGAAATCAAGAATTAATGACGTTTTATTTGTCGATCCTGGTCTCCAAATGTTGAATAATATTAGAATGGGTACGGAGATATTCAGATCGCATAATATATATAAAAATTTCACTTCAACTCTCAACAAATATAAAAGTTTATTAAATTATTTTATACAAAATAGTGAATTTGATGTTCATCAGTTTAAAAGAATTTTACATGACGATATAAAAATAGATTACAAAATAGATAATAATAAACTAATAATAAATTTGGATAGTATTGTGGAAAATAGCTTATTTAATAATATAGTTGTACTATTTGATTCTCCGAAAATATGTATGGAGTACATGGGTAAATTAGATGGAAATTTTAGTCGGAAATATTACGCTATACTAAATGAAATATTCTTCGAATCCGAATTAGTAGGGGGTAGTACGAATACCATAAAAGAGGAAAATATCATAAAATTAAATAGAAATGATTTAGTTCATACTGATACCATTTTAAATCTAAATGGTAAAACGCTATACTTTACCAATTTGACGATGACAACATTCGTCAAAAACACAGATGGAAAAATTAATGATATATCAGATCGCAACATTATTTCGTTTATTGCAACTGCAGCATTATATAGTTTCTTTCATGGATATGATAGTTTTGGTTTATCACTTTATTATATTATATTAAACAATATAACAAAAATAAACGACGATTTAAATAAATGGAATGAAATAACTAGATATAAAATTAAAGGGGAACATGTATATATATCCATGACTAAAAATGTATTTCATAGCATTATACCGTATAAAGAAACCGATTTTGAATATGCTAATTATGATACATTTATAAAATACACATCTATAAATGGTGGGTTTTAATAAAAATAGATTTAGTGAGATTTATTGAGATTTTCAGTAATATAACACCATTTACGAGTATCAGCAGCTTTTCATGGTAGTTTAACGTACCAGTTCATGATGTATATAAGCCACAAATAATAGTACCAAATAACAATCATTCAAAGTCACCAACACTAAACTTGGTACATAATTAATCAACAATATGTTATATATAAAATACATTAATACAGAGCCCGTATAACAACCAATAACTTTCTCGGTTGAATGAGGTGGAAACAGAGAAAGATAGGTTAGTCCCACCAAACCAAACAAAACACCTATAAGAGCACCCATCCGGTACTCAACAGCTTCGTAGGAACCCATATTAACACACACATATATGTCTAAGATCTATTATTTTTTCAATTATATAGTAATAGATATAAAATATAGGTTTTTTTTGAATTTTTATTTAAAAAATTTCAATTAAAATGGATGTAAAATATATATTTAAAATATTACCAGATGATATTATTAATGCCTGTCCTATCACTATAAATTCAATAGGAAATGACATACAAAATACAGTTAGAAGTACTTATTTGGGGGGCACTAAATATAATCAATGTAGTACATGTGATTTGAATAAAGATAGTGGTGATATGGGCCACCCCGGTAAAACTGTATTACCATCTAATTATTGTGTAATAATCCCATCATATATAAGGCAACTAATAAATTTTCTTAATTTTATAAAACCATGTTCAATGTGTCTGATGTTAAGGAACAATATACGGTTGAGTAACATTATAGATAAGTATAAAAAAAATTATAATAATGAATTTAAAACAGAAGTATTAAAAGAGTTATATATCAAACAATCTAAATGCCAAAATCCTAATTGTGGTTTTATTACAGGATCATATAAATACAATTACACGAAAGGTATAGTTTTTATAAAAAGACAAAATACCGAAATTATAATAGATAATATTAAAATTTATAATATACTAACAGGAATTCACCCGTTAATATATAAGGTATTAACACACCAAAATTCTTACTTTCAGTTTAAGCCTTATGACTGTTTTAATGTAAAATCTATATATATATTACCATTAACAACGAGACCACCTAATTATTTTGATAATAGAGAAAGTGATATTAAAACAGCAAAACTAAATACATTAGTAAGCAGTATTATAAAAAAAAGACCAATTACAGAAATTCAAAGAATATACAACGAACTGGATAATACTAAAGGAACTTCACCATATAAACGAAACATACAATTAATAGAAACATTAGAAATACAAGTAGGCGGTACAAAAAAAGAAGGTATATTACGTTCGAATATAGTCGCACGTAGATGTGATAATACAGCTAGATGTGTTGCCAGCCCATCCTTAGAACAAATAGGTTATATAAATGTTCCGGAATACATAACACATACATTAACAGAATCTATGTATTATAATAGATTTTCTAGCCAATATATATATGATCTAATATTAAATACCAATGACGTTAAGTATGTATTGTTTTTCACTAATGAATTAAAACAATCTAAATTGATAAAACTCAAACCAAATACAAAAATAAACAATCTTTTAAAATTACAGTATGGAGATAAAATAGAAATAAATTTACGAGATAATTCCCCTATTTTATTTAGTAGACAACCCTCTTTACATAAATTCAATATACAATGTGGGTTCATTAAACTTTGGGACTCGTTAACAATAGGTTTACCCACACCGATAGTAAATTCGTTAAATGCCGATTTTGATGGGGATGAAATTAATTTATACAAACTACTAAATAATGATTTGGAAAGTATATTGTGTATGAATTCCGTTGTATTACTTAAAAATAATTATAATTTTTCCCCGGCATTTGGATTGATACAGGATCAGTATATAGCTTTGAATATATTGTATAGCTTGGATAATATTAGTTTAAACGACAGTATAAAAATATTGGGTAAATATTCATATTTTATTAAATCTATAGATAAAAAATCATATACAGGAAAAGAATTATTATCTCTAATTTTTCCAAATAACTTGAATTATAATAATGTATTTACGAACGGAAAATTAATAATCAATGATTTAGACTCAAAATATTTAGTAACACAGTCATACGAATCATTTATAAATATAATATCACAATATCAAAACGATACGTCTGCCATTATAATGTTAGATATTCTGCTTTATATAGCACGTAATTATATAAATACATACGGATTTAGTGTAACTATCAATGATATTATTCCGGATAGAACCCATGTAAAAATGATTGATGTATTTATAAACAATTCAATGAAAATTATACAATATGTACTTCATAGATATTTTATCGATGCATATGACGGAAAAACGGTGTTATTAACATATAATGAAATAGATAATAATAGATCAAATTATTGCAATATTTTAATATCAATTATTAAATCCAAAATATTAGATATGTTCAATAATACTAAACATAACACTATTTCTTACATGAAAAGAAGCAAGTATAAAATTTCGGATTCCGAGTTAACCACAATATTAGGTTTGGGTGGTCAACAAGGAACTGATGAACATCCAAAGCCTGGAATGATGGGTAGAATATTTTATACTAATTTACCCGGAAATACTGACCCACAGTCTTATGGATTTATCACATCATCACTCGTTAATGGTCTAAATTTTAACGAAGTCTGTTTTCATGCTAAATATGTTTCCATTAAAAATATATTGCGTAAAACTTGTGAAACATCATCCGCAGGTAGTACGGGAAAAAAACTTGTTAAATTTATGGAAAGTGTTAAAACTGATCATTTTGGAATGGTAACATTGAATGATACGATAGTTATGCACAATACCAATTATATAAAAATGATGGGTGGCGATATAGTAAGAATACCAATATTATCTCCGAATAAACAAATGATATTTTATGAATATATATTACCTATATATACATCAAAAATAAAATATAATTTGATATATGACAATCAGACTAAAGTTAATGACGAGATAATATTTCCTATTAATATGTATTTAACCATAGGATCATACAATTCCACTAAAGGAACTACTATATCTTCAGAAGATATATATACCAAAATATACGCATTTATAGATGAAATATCTACGGAGTATTATTTTAATCTTATAGATATGACATGGATGGAATATACACTTTTAACATATTTAGATCCGTATATATTAAATAAATATCATACAGATATCACTGTTGAAATGATAGAGTATATATTAGATAAAATTAAATTCAAATTATATAAATCACTATCTCCTGGAATAGCTATAGGGTTAGAATATAGCCATAATATACAAGAAAAATTTACACAACAATCTCTGTCTGCTTTCCATACTACAAAGAAATCAGGTGCTACTGCTACACAAGTAGGGTTTGGAGAATTTAAAGATACTGTTGAATTATCCAAAAAAAAACAAGATATAGTTACAGCATACACACGTTACAGGCATAAATTAGAGGCCATCAAAATCCAACTGGAATATTTATGCTTGGAATATTTTAATCCTACTATTACAGAATTAAAGAATATTAATGAAGAATATATCATAAGTATTGTTATAGATAAGCGATATATAAATAAAAAAATAACATGCTATGTATATTATGATATGTATAAAGCATTTATGGAAGATAATGTATTGGTAAAGAATTATATCTTAAATATTCTATTTAAACCACCAAATGATATTGAAGTAATTATAACTATGAAAGTGAAAGAACCTATAACTGTTAACAAATTATTTATTTATCTAGGATTAAAACGAGGTGTTTGTAAAGGAAAATTTGAAAATGAAAATTTAGAAATTGAACAGGTTAAAATGTACGATAACACAGATGGATATATGATGAGTTTTTACATTGATAATATCAATGAATTCGAATATTTTGACACTAAAGACGTTTATTTAGAATTAGGTCCCTGGTTTACATATTCCTGTTTGGGGATACAATTTATGGAATATGCAATACATAATAGATTGATAAAAACTACTAAAGAAAGGAGTATGGAATTGTGTTATAGATTATTATCCAAATTAATGTGTTTAAATAACACCCCTATGAATATAAAAAAATTGAGAGATAGCGGACCTATTAAGTCCGCAGTTCACGGTATTATAGATCCACTCGTAGTAGCTGCTTGGAATAATATAGTTGAAGAAAAAACAGATATATATTCCAAAATATTTTGTGGTGATGTTAATAAAATAGGCCATAATTATAATACGTTCTATTATGATTTAAACGTTATAAATGATATTAAAATAATAAGCGAATCAACAGAGCAAAAATCAATTAAATCGCGGTTAATAGAAGAATTTTAGTAACAATTTATGTTATAAATGGAAATAATGCTATGTCCTAATATTTGTTATAAATGTAAAAAATTAGATCCGGATAATATCATAGTGAATATTACTAATATTAGTATTCCCTTCAAACATTTTTTATATTTGGCAAAAAAAAAATTATTTACATTTGAAGATAATGGAGGTAGTATTACATATAATAAATTGTACGTACCTACTAAATATTATAGATCAAAATAATAATTAATACTATAATAATGTAAAAATATGAAAAATCTACTATTAGAAAACTAAAAAAGAAATTTTGGAATGAGCCAATGGTTTGAGAAAATTTCACTAAAGGATTCACGATAGAAGCACAGTCATTATTGACTGTTAAATTTCCACTTTCTAAAACCACATCTCCAAGCGATACTTGACATGTAGTTATATTACACAGTGTTTGTTCTTCTTTGATTAAAGATGTTTTATAAGCATTATCATCCAGACAAGGACCATACCAACAATAGTATGGACTATACGATGATTTAGAAAATACAATTATATTTTTGGGTGGAAATATACACCCGCATCTATTATCGCTAGAATTTCTACACATTTCAATTAATTTCATATCATCTATATAACTAGTCATTTATGTATTAATCATATAGATATTTTATCTTATTAAATTCCTCACTAATTGTGGTTTTTATCAATTTTATATTGATTGTCATTGCTTCATCTAATAATTCCGAGGATATTTCCGTATCCATGTGTTTTAAAAAATAATCTATACCGTCTGTATTGTTATTAGACACTGATAATCCACTATATATAGATCTTTTGATTTTATCATCAATATTAATTAAATTATAATCGTATTTATGATCTGTTATATCAAAATTATCTTTAATAAAATCATAATTAATATTATTTTCTTTAATATCATTAACTAATAAATCATATATTTTTTTTATAGTATCATATATATATATTAAATATTCATACATGAAATTTTTCTTAATATCTTTAAAATGGTGAATATTGATATACAATGTGTATTTTCTACTCGATTCGTCATACACGCCCCACATATTAAATGGCGGCTCCATATAAGATTCGTTACTATCATATATCAATTTACTATTTTCTAACATATCATTTAACTCGGATTGTGATATTTTAGAATTTACTATATCTAATACTTTAGTTAATATTTTATTATTATTTTCGATAGGAAAACCATTACTAAATAAGAATCCCGATGTAGAATAGTCTACTTTCGTTTCTCTATTGTCCATATTTTTTGTAACATACAATATATGTTTATTAGAATCTATAGGGTTATCATGTAGTAGTATTTCATCACCAACTAATTTGAATAATATTAGATCCTTGAGTGTATAAATATGATCAGATAATTTATTATTTTGTATAATATTATAATATGCACCACAATATACCGCAGGGTTATATATGTTATCAATAAACGTTATGTCTTTTAATATATTGTTAAAGAGATATATTAAAGGTAAAAATCTAAAGTGTGATACGAGATTAACACTGTCTATACCTAATGTGTTATTTGGATCTATATTGAATTTACTAAAGTTAGGAATCCTCACACATTCGTTAAAAATATTACATATTATTATACCGACATGTTTAGATAAAGGTGATAATAATTCTATTTTTAATACTTTTCTATTGTATATTATTTTGTCTTCCATTTTGTGCATAAATAATTTAATTTCAAATATTGTTTACATAAGAACAAATATGACGATACAAAATAAATGTAATATAAATATGTCTTATTTCGAAATTAAAAAAGATATTTTACAACAAGGAATATCCCCGATAGTTCACACAATAGGATCAGATGCTGGTTTCGGTGCTGGTATTGCATTGACTATAAAGAGAATGTACCCACATATGGTTGAATATCTACAACGTTTAAAATTAAAAGTACCAGATATTTATAAATTTACAGTAACTAATGGGAAATTCAATATAGATATAATCAATTTAGTAACCAAGAAATACTCTTACAATAAACCCACATTACAACAATATAAAAATAGTATAAATTTGTTGCTAAGATTTTGTCAGGATAATTATATAACAACAGTACATATGCCCGCAATAGGTAGTGGTTGTGATAGATTGAATTGGAATGATGTAAAATATTTGTTAAAATCTATTTTAGTAAAAAATGGTATTAATGTATATGTATATTTTATAGATGAAAACAAATTTTTAATGGAAAATAACATATAAGTAGCGGTATTGATTATTGAAAAATAATTATTAAACACAAAAATGACCAAATATAAACAGCGAACATATGATGAGTTAATCACAGTTATAGAGTCTGTTGATGAATATAAAATGCAATGTGGTATATGTGAAAATTATAATTGTAAAGTACATTGTAATATTTGTACTAACACCAGCACTTGTACACACGAAAAAGAACCCAAATGCTATCTTTGTAGACGAACATATGTGGGAATTGTTTATTATGATATTGTGTTTAAAGGATATGACAAAATATATGCATACGGAATTGCTACAATAAAAGTTTTTAAACCAAAAAATACACGAGAACTTACTAGTTTTCTCGTAAAATTGCAATCAGCGTACCAACTCGATATGATTGTAAAAAATATTTATAATACATTTAAGTGTAAACACGAAACGGATGATGGTAGACGTATTAATGATTTATTACAGGAGGGTTATATTATAAAAGACAAAGGGTTAGGTGTTAATATAGATAATGATGGTAATTATATATCATTTTTCGTAGATATTAAACCCAATATTGTGTCTTGGTACGTATATGATCTTCCTGCCAACATTAATGCAGTATATAGTATTGTAGATAATAGTAAAAATCCACTTCAGTCAAATATAGATATATTGAATATACTATTATCCAATGTCGAGTTAGCGTTTTATCCTACCAAACTTAGTTATAGTATCAACGATAAAGAGAAATTTATTGATGTTAGAATTAAATTCGGCTTGTTAATGATATCTCAAATGGAAAAAAATAAGGTTAACAAAAATAATTCAGTTTTACACACAATGGCTCCTGATAAAAATAGAATATTAACATTTTTGATAGACAACAATATCGTTGTAATGAACAAATCTACATACGACGATTCTCTAGAAACAAATATAAAAAAGATAGCTGATTCTGTATTATAAATAATGGCTGATAACACTGATCCCAATTATTATATAGTTACTATATGTATATATATATTATTATCCCTAGCCACTATAGGTATTATATGGAGTATATTGTTATCATTGACAAAAATGCGGAGATGGGTTGTCGATATCAAAACTAAAATTCCCATCATGTACTGGTTGTTAAATATATGTTATTGGAGTAGCGTTATAGTTATATTATTTTCATGGTATTTATTTACGATGTTATATGTATTGAATGATGGAGCCCGGTTATTTGGTATGCCTGTTGCATTTACTATAAATTAACTCGTAGATTCGAACAAATACGTTAATAGTTATAATATTAGTATTAACGACAATTGGTAATCTTTTTTTTTGAAAAAATAATACGAAAGTTCAAAAAATGACAATATATTACAAACACGACTTTACAACTCGAAAATATCTTGATACACCTATTAATTTATATAATAATATAAAATCTAACAAAATTACTATGGCGTACGAGATATTGTCACCTCCTATGAGAGCTTATATGGATTTAGATGGTATATCTAATACTGATTGTAGGTATGATGAGTTTATTAAGTTGTATAATAAGTTAGATAAATGTGATTATAATGTAATCATATTTGATGGATCCAGAAAAGTTAGTGATACTGAATATAAAATTTCATTTCATGTAATCTTTCTGAATACTATCTTTACATCATTTGCAAAAGTTAAAGAGTTTGTTATGTCCAATTGCAGTAGTATTAATGAATCCGCAGTGATAAATATAGATGAAAGTGTATATAAACCTAATCAATTGATGAGGATGCCTTATACTATTAAAACGGTTAATGATGATATGTTACAGAAAGTAAATGTAGGGGGATCATTAACCAGTGGTTTTTTGGAATACTATAAAATGGATTTAAACCACGTTAACGAGTATGTAATTTCACTACCTAAAGATAAGAATGTGTGTCCTAAACCAATATACCAAAGAAAATACAGTAGTATGAGTAAAATCCAAAGTATGCGTAAAATTCAAAGGCCAATTCTAAGTAGAAAAATTTATAACCCTAAAAATACACTAGTAATTAATGAATTATTAGATTTGGTTAATGCATTTGCTAATTATAGTTTTAGGTCGTATACTGCAGCTGTAGAATTTATACGAGAGCACATATCTGATATTATTTCCTATATTTTAACAATGGATAGTTACGTTGTTAAGGTAGATGGTAAATATATGGAAATGGCGGCATTGCCATATCTTAAAGTGGTGTATTATGAAAAAGGTAAACTTGTTATGGAAAATCTTTATGCGATAGGTAATCGAGAGATGTTATTTAAAGTATATAATAATATAGTATTTAAGCCCTTTAAGAATACGGAGAAAGATTTAAATATGTGGAGGGGTATTGTTGTTCCGTTAAATAATGTAAATGTTACTGATTATGATAAGAATTTTATTAATGGTATATTGAATTATATATATACGGTGTGGGCTGCTAAGAGTGATGATGTTTTCGATTATATACTTGATTGGTTATATAATGTTATATTTGTTGGGGATTTAATGGATATATTGGTAATAGTATCTGATGATAGTACACATGTAACTGATGTTAGAATATTGAAATGGATAGTTAATCATATTATAGGAATTAATCATTCGTTGATATGTAATTATAGTAAGTATGTCAACAATATAGATAATAGTATTAATAAATATAAAACGTTGATAGCACTAGAAGGGATGTTATGTGATGACGTGTCCTCCTTATCATGTACTAGAGATTATGAAAATTACATAATTGCCGATAAACGTAGTAAAAATGTAACTTGTGTTCCCCAGTATAAGGACCTAAAATTGCCAACGGTTTCTGATTTGAATAGAGATACTGCTAATCTATTTTGTATGAAATTATTACAATTAAGAGAAATATGTAATGGTGCATACCACATGGGGTTAAATGAAAGATTTAATAACAAAGTACCTTATGAGCCTTTTATAGATTATCTTAGAAACGAAAAATTACAACTGGACTGGACTGATATATCTCGTACAATAGACTGTGGCAGACATGATAATATCATAATACATAGTCATAAGTTATGTTGGGATATATTATCAAAAAGAAGACTGTCGTATGATATTTTCAGAGAATTTAAACATAAGTTAAATTGGGACGATTTATCAGAACATTCGGGGTTTACCGAAGAACGTATAGAAGAATTTATAGATAAAGTAAATTGGGATAAAATATCTGAGCATCAAGAGTTATCAGAAGAATTTATAGATAAACATCAAGATAGAGTAAATTGGGATAAAATATCAGAACATCAGGATTTATCAGAAGAATTTATAGATAAACATCAAGATAGAGTAAATTGGGATAAAATATCAGAACATCAATATTTATCAGAAGAATTTATAGATAAACATCACGGTAGAGTAAATTGGGATAAAATATCAGAACATCAAGAGTTATCAGAAGAATTTATAGATAATTATCAATTTTTAGTAAATTGGGATAAAATATCAGAAGAGTTATCAGAAGAATTTATAGATAAACATCAAGATAGAGTAAATTGGGATAAAATATCAGAACATCAATATTTATCGGAAAAAATTATAGAAAAACATCAAGGTAGAGTAAATTGGGATAAAATATCAGAACATCAAGATTTATCTGAAGAATTTATAGATAAACATCAAGATAGAGTAAATTGGGATAAAATATCAGAACATCAAGTTTTATCGGAAGAATTTATGGATAAGCATGAGTTGAAGTAATTGATTTTTTTATTGTAAGTTCTTAATGGAATCAAAAATCACTATAATTGATGTCTATATATTATTGAAAAAAAATAAAAAAAGTCAAAATAAAATGGATATTAGTACCCATAATCATAAAGCAGTTTGGGGTAAAATATTAGGTTTATCGGAAGATTTTATAGATAAACATCAAGATAAAGTGAATTGGGACGATATTTCAAAATGGCGAAATTTATCGGAAAAATTTATAGACAAACATCAAGATAAAGTAAATTGGGACGATATTTCAAAATGGCAAAATTTATCGGAAAAATTTATAAATGAACGCCAATATAAAGTAAATTGGTTTAATATAATAATATATCAAGATTTATCGGAAGAATTTATAGATAAACATCAAGATAAAGTAAATTGGAGCGATATTTCAGCGCATACAGGTTTGTCGGAAGATTTTATAAATGAGCACCAAGATAGAGTATGTTGGTACACATTATCAGAATATCAGGATTTATCAGAAGAATTTATAGATAAACATCAAGATAGAGTAAATTGGGGCATAATATCAGAACATCAGGATTTATCAGAAGAATTTATAGATAAACATCAAGATAGAGTAAATTGGGATAATATAATAGAATATCAAAAATTATCAGAAGAATTTATAGATAAACATC